TTGGAAACGGATCCAGAAGATAGAATAAAAGGCACAGTAAAAAGAGAATTAAGGCACGAGCTAAGAGAATATTCAAACAAATGCTCTGAGTTAGCGAAGGAGTATAATGTTGCGTTCTGGGCTACAACGCAATCTAACGCAAGTGGAGACAATAACAGAAGTATTAGAATGACTAATGCTTCCGAGGGGTTTGGCAAGTCTCACAGGTGCTCAGTATTCCTAGGTATAGGAGCGACTGACGCTGACAGAGAAACTGGAAGGCTTACAGTTAAGGCAGGAAAGATGCGAGATGGTCGAATATTTGAAACTCAAATACAGGCTAGGCTCGATAAACAAACTTTTGAAGACGTGCCGCCAGACCTAGATTTTGCTCCTCCAGAGGCTGCTAACTTTACCCCAATAAACCAAAGAGGTGTATAATATAAATGTTAATAGACAAAGAACAAGTTATAAAAGAGTTCCCAGAAGCTAAAATATCAAATTCTAGTGGGCACATAGAGTATGTTGTTCATTGCAGAAAATTCCACAAAAAGGGCGGTAAATATAAACTATCTATAAATTCAGAAACGGGCGCATTCATGTGCAATGATTGCGGCTGGAAAGGTAATGCACTTCAAGAATTCTTCGATGAAGGATCTCAATTTTTTGCTGGTATGAAAATATACCGAAAAATTGATGTCGCTGAGTCTACTAGCTCTTTTAGGTCATACAACCACATAGAATGGAAAGACGGTATCCCATCTCCAGGCAAATTAAAGTCTATATCGTCTCTAGACTTAAAACATCCAGCTATAAATTACCTCAAAAACAGAGGCGTTACAGACAAAGATTATGAAGTTTATGATATAAAATATTGTAGTCATGGCTATTATAATTTTTGTTCAAGAATGGGAACAACTTCTGGCAGGATCGTTTTCCCTATATACATGTCAAACAAGTTGGTGGGCTGGCAAGCGAGACAGATAGAGAGAAACGATCCAGATAGAGAAATCTGGCACGGAGATGAAATGGGTTGGTGGAAACCCAAAAAAATAAAATTATCTGATGGGAAAATCACATACAGTGATTATGAGGTACCTAAGTATTACACATGCCCAGGAATGCACAGATCAAGATCTTTATTAAATTTTGATTATGCAATAAAGGATAGTGACCTGGTTGTTGTAGTTGAGGGTCCAATAGACTGTATAAAAGTTGGTGAGAGAGCAGTAGCCACATTCGGCAAGAAGATAACCAAAGATCAAATACGTATATTAAAATCTAATTGGTCTAAGGTATTGATGATACTAGATGAAGAAGTAGATACTAGTGAACCCTGGTTTAAGGAGCTTGAAAATTCTTTTGATGGGGTTTATTTTGTATGGATGAAGTTATCCAATTTTGAAGATCCTGGCTCTGCCTCAAGAGAAGAGATATGGAAACAAATTAAACAAAATACTGAAAATGACTACGGTGCAAAAATATCCTGACGACATTGAGAATATTATTTACGAAATACTAGCAGAAGCCTCAGATGGGTCTGAAGGAATGAGTATTTCTGATATTTTCCAGGTCATAATACAGACAAGAAAGATAGATATTAAACCTGAAGTAATTTATCAATTTATGCAGAGAATGTGTAAAGAAGGTATGGCCGAAAAGATAAATGAAAATCTGTACAAAGGGATTAAATTTGATCCCGAGTTCCCCATTTAAAGAATAAATAAATTTTTGGCTTTTGATGGCAGATTGCCATCTTTTAAAATGCCTATGGCAGTTCGACGCTCGCAGATAGCAGGTGTCGCTAGATTCTTCAGGATCTGCTCGCTAACCCAGGATTACCGGTGGGGGGTCGTGAAAGCAACTCCCCCTCCAACAGGTAATCCTGGGTGCGCTTCGCTATCCTGAAGTATCGACCTCCACCGCGAGGGGAGGAAACGTCGCTGAACCATCCCGGCACGGCAGCCGGGCTACCCAAGCGTAGCCTGGCTGCCATCACCGGGCAGGTTCAGGACTCTTTCGCAAAAATTTATTTCAAGTATAAAAAGTTCTGGCTTTAGACAGAAGATTTCTGTCATTTAATGATGTCACTTAGATGACACACAGCGCCACAGCCCGATAACCCGCCAAGGAGGCCAGTTACTACGTAACTGTCATACCTTGGGCGGGTCTCGGCGCGTGACGTTGTAACTGGTGGGCCATCCACGCTTGCAATCATGTGCCATACGGGCCCCCTCAGGGTATCTCTCGTGCACAGGGCTGTCACGCTCCACCCCCGTGGGGCACGGGGGTGTGAACGTGCCGCCCAGCAGGTGCCGAGAGATGCCCAGAGGAGCCCGCTAGCACATGACGCAGCGTGGATGCGCGCCCGACCACCGTACCCTGGCAAGGGACCCCTGGAGGTGTCCACCCGGTAACGACGTTGTGCGCTACGCCACAAAGCGTCGTCAACCGGGTTTCACCTCCAGGGTCCCGCTGCAGGGTCACGGTGTCCGGACAACCAGTACCAACTCTTACGAGTTTTACGCAGAACTTACATAAAAATTATAATAAAATTTCTGGCTTTTGTTGCACGGTTGTGCAACTTTTTTTCATTGCGACTTAGTCAATGTATGGCCCACACTGCGGCGTCAGACGTCTTTCGAGCTTGTATTCCAAGCAGGTTTACACTAACCACACGGTGGTTACTGTAATACCTGTCAAGGAATACTCGACAGGACTTGGACGCCAGTAAGTGTGGGCCGTTTTAGGGAACCCGTCGCCGGCCCAGCTACGAGACCGAGTCCCGGCTTACATGCGTTCAGCAGGCGGACGACCAAAGGTCGTCTCCGCCTGCTTTCACGTCATTGTAAAGCCGGACTTCGTCTCGTGCTCAGGTCCGGCAACTCGGTTCCTATCACGCAGAAATTTTTAAAATGAATAATCCAACAAAATTAAACATACTACCGCTTCATACTCATACTACATATAGCCTTATGGATGGAGTATCTGACATAGATCAGTATATAAAATATTGCAAACAAAACAATATTGATGCATGTAGTTGTACTGACCATGGATACGTATTAGGTTTATACGACTTAATAACAAAAACTAAAGACGCTGGGATAAAAGGCATTCCTGGTATTGAAATTTATTTAGCCCCACATACAGAATATGCTTACAATGAAAATTTAAAGAAATTTGATTACTTTCATTTAACCCTCTGGGCGGCAAACAAAGTCGGATACGACAATTTACTTTCAATATCTAATTGCTCATGGGGTCACGGGAGGGTTGTTAAAAAATTTGGACAACCCAAACCGAGAGCAGCATGGGAAGATCTTGAAAATTATAGAGAAGGAATAATATGTGGGACTGGATGCATAGAGGGGCCAATAGTTAAGCCATTCCTCAGAATGGAAAAAGATATGGCCACTTACAATGCATGCAGGTTGATAGATATTTTTGGAGACAAATTATTTGCAGAAGTAATGCCACACTCCGTTGACAGAGACTGGACAGTTAAAAATGTTTACCAAGTTGACAATGAAAACGGGATAACGTATACATTCTCTGGCTCAGATATAATAGAAACTGAAATTGGTTCAATCACGGTAAAAGAAGCATTTGAGAAAAAAGTTTCTCAAATTTATTCAGCCATTACAAATAGACCGCAAGATATGCCGTTATCAGATAGAATAATTACTATTCAGGATGAATCCGTTGAAGCAGAGGATGAACAATATAAATGTCAAAAAATAATGCCAAGAAAAATAGTAATAGATTAAGTATTCGTATAAAATTTATAGACATATGAGAGTTAAACAATCGACATGGAGATCAACAAATTCTCCGATATTCCTGAGAAAAGAATGCACCGAAGCTGCACCAAGCGGTGATTTTCAAAAGTCGGGAAATGAATTAATTATGAAAATAGCTAGGGCCCACAATATTCCAATATTGTTGACGCTTGACGCTCATTTTGTAAATAAAGATCAAAAAATGGTGCAAGATCTTTTATTGCAAAACGGAAGAGACGAAGATAGCGGACTTAGGTTTAGCACAAAATACTATCAGATGAATTCCGACCAGGCATGGGAAAAATGGATAACTCTTCATGGTACTAATTTTGCGAGCCACTTCCAGGAGGGTGTAGAAAGCAATCACGCCATTGCAGATATGTGTGAGCAAATACACCTGGAGAAAAAATATCATTTGCCGGAAGTATCATTTCCTAAAGAAATTGTAGATATTTCTAGTTCTCATGAAGATAAATTAAAAAATTTAATTTATTGTCTGATTGATAGCAACGGGAGAATGAATGAAACTGAAGAATACAGAAATAGACTTAACAAAGAAATACAAGTTATTTCAGATAACGGTAAAATAAACCTATTGCCATATTTTCTATCTCTTTATGAGATATGTGAACAAGCCAGGCAATTAGGAATATGGATAGGGGCAGGAAGAGGTAGTGCTGGTGGATGCTTATTGGCTTACTTACTTAAAATTACTCATATCGATCCAGTAAAATACAACTTATCATTTGAGAGGTTCCTATCTTCTGGTCGAATAAACAGGGGTAAACTTCCTGATATAGATATAGACTTTAGCGAACCAGACAAAATAGCTGAAGCCCTTAAATCTAAGCACGGCGACAAATTTGTAAGAATTTGTACAACCGGAACAAATAAAGTGAAGAGCGCCATTAGGGACGTAAGTAGAGTGATCCTAGACACCAAATTTAATGAAAACAATAAATTAATGGTGGATAAGGTTTGCAAAACCATAAATAATGTTCCACAGGGTTTTAGTGATCTTTTAAAGTGGTTGCATGGCTGGGATGATGAAGAAGGTCATCACGCTGGAGAACTGGAAATAAATAAAACATTATATAATTTTTTCGATGAACATCCATCTGTTCAATCTTTGGTGGAGCAAATTATTGGCATTCCAAAATCACTTGGTCGTCATGCTAGTGCTTACTGCCTATCTGATGTTCCAATAAATGAAATTGTTCCAGTGTGTAGAATAGGAGAAGAGGAGTGCACTCAATTTACCATGGAAGCAGTAGAATCCATGGGTCTAATAAAATTTGATCTACTCGGGTTAAATACATTAAAAGATATTGGTAATTGTGTACAACTAATTAAAGAAAGACACAGTAAAGAAATTGACATTTACAATATCCCAGAAGAATCAATTGTTTTTAAAGAGTTCTGTAAAGGAAAGACGGAAACAATATTTCAGTTTAATGGCCCGATTCCTACTAAAGTCTGTAGACAAATAAAGCCTAAAAGCATAATTGACTTAGCTGCAATTACAGCTGCTTGCAGACCAGGTACAATGTATGCATTGATGTATGATGAACAAGATGATGAAACTACAACTCTTATAGATTTATGGGTGAAAAGAAGGCAGGGAAAGAAAGAAGTTTCTTACCTGCACGAAGACCTTAAAGATATATTATCCAATACACATGGTATTGTATTGTTTCAGGAGCAGATATCTGCGATGTTTCAAAAATCTTGTCAATATTCCCCCGAACAGGCAGACGAAATTCGAGAAATCATAGGAAAAAAGAAATTAGACAAAATGAATGAAATTCTTCCAGATATCAGGAAGAGACTTCAGGACAGAGGCTGGGACGCAACTCAAGTGTCAGCTTTTGTGAGTTTATGTAGGTCTAGTAGTAATTATGCATTTAATCTAAGTCATAGCGTTGCTTATTCGTATATGGCATATGTTTGTATGTGGTTAAAATCACACTATCCTCTTGAGTGGTGGACAGCTATTCTGCAAAATTCAAATCACGAAGATCTTGCCGAAAATGCTAAGTACTTCTCTGAAATAGTAAAATTACCAGACGTCAACATTAGTCAGGTTGATTTTTACATTATAGATGATTCTGACAAAAAAATCGTATATCCTTTGACCATGGTAAAAGGAGTTAAAAATGCTTCACAGGAAGTATTTGAAAAGGCTCCATACTCTAGCCTAAAAGATTTTTTTGACAAAATTGACAAAAAGATAGTAAACAAACGAGTTGTTAGTGCATTGATATTTGCTGGAGCTCTAGATAAATTAGCTACAATAAAATCAAAAGACAAAACAGAAACTAGAAACAACCTAATCCATGAGTATAATTTACTCAGAGGAGAGAAAACTAGTAAATTATTGTCTAAAGGAGAAATTGATATACTAGAGAGCAAGAGCTTATGTATAGGCAGCCCTGATGTTGTAGATTATTTCTTAAGCAAGGGAATGCATTCGTGCATAGGAATTCCAGAGGTAATGTTGACACACGAAGGGTACACAATTAAAACAGCTGGAATAATATTGGCGATTAAAAAAATAAAAACCAAAAAAGGCCAAGACATGTGTTTCATTGATATTGGCAATAAAGAATTTCAGATTAGTGTTACATGCTTTCCTGAAAGATACGAGCAGATAAAAGATGATATCAACGTAGATAAAGTGGTTTTAGTAACAGGCAAAATTAATGTTTATAATGATAGAAAATCAATTGTAGCTGACTCAATCAAAGTATTTAATATTGATGAAATAAACTAATGACAACAACAAAAACAACAAAAAAATGAATTAATGAAATTACCACAAAACATAGAAGAAAATATCACTATATATTTAGAGGCTGCGCGTGTCGCAATGGCAGATGCAGACATATTCGATCATATAGCTGAACAGCTAGACATTTCAGACGAAGAACTTATTTGGCTTCGTGAGGACCTGCAAAAATATTTGGGCTCCCACGAAGACTAATTTTATTTAGCAAATCAAAAAAACAACAAACAAAAATAAAAATATGGCACTAGGAATAAACGAAACAATTGAAAGCGAAACAAAAACATCAAAACACTTAGTTTACAGAGAAGGAGTAAGAGTTCAGTACACTAAAAAAGATAAAAATATAACAGCATGTATCTTGCCTGCTATTGCAGACATAAAAGATAAATCTAGTTATCTTTCGTATAGGCAAGAAGATGACCCACAAATGTTTACAAAATGGGCAGTTGGTCTAAAATTTCATCCTTTTGTAAACAAGGATCAAAATATTATTAGTCCTACTTCATTTGACCACACAGCTTATGACCCGATTGACGAATTTATTAGGGTCACTAAAGCTGACCCAGAATATTGCGAATTAGCTGGATTTGGACCAGATGGAAAAAGAATGCCAAATGCATATAAAAATCCAGACGTTAGGCTTAGTACTAAATGGTCTGGATATGTTGTCAATTCAATCATCCTGTATGATCGCGATCAAGATTCTGAAAAGTCAATTCTACTTCAAATCCCTAATACAGCATTTAGACGCGCTGGTTCTGCAAAAGACGGTGGGCAGCAATGGGGATTATTGTCGGAGTTAAACAGAAAAAACAGAAAAGCTGACTCTGGATCAGTGGATGATTATTATTGGGGAGACATTACAGATCCAAAGGCTCTTATTCCGTGTAGTCTAAAATTGACCCCAAATCCAGCGGGTGGAATCGCTATATACAATATGGTTCCAATTGATGATGAAGACCCAGTAAAAATCTCTAGAGCAACACTTGAGAGTAGGTATGATCTTGATAATATTTTCTATGAGATCACAGAAGGTGAGATGATAGATAGAATGATCTACTATTTTTCAGATGTACCAAATCTCCTTAAAAGAGCTTACGCCTCAAGAGTTCCAAATATTGATAGACTCATTACAAATGCTAAAGCTACTAGAGTTACCATAAATGATGAGGATGGCGATAGTGATGCTATTGAGGAATCATTTATTGTGTCTAGTAAGAAAGTTAATGTTGCTGGGACAAAAACACCTTCAAAGCTTGATGATGATAGTGAAGAGCTTGTGAGTGTGGACTCCAGAAGTTTTGCACCCGAAGAGGATGATCTTCCAGCTCCATCAAAAAAATCTAAAAATATAGAAGTTGACGAAAACGAAGACGACGATATAGACATACCTGAAGACAAAGAAATATCGGTGCCCACAAGAAAAGCGCCAAAAAGTTCTTCAGCATCACAATCAAAAAAAGTAAGCATTAGGGATCTAATGGATTAATTTAAAATCAAAATGCGCCATAGCCCCCACTATGGCGTATTTTCTTAAACTTTTGCACAAACATAACACAATAAATTATTTAAAATGCCAAGACCGAAAAAAATAAAAACAGAAGAGTTAGCATTACTTAATCCACTTGATCAATATTTTGTAGAATCCGCAAGCTCGATTGAAGAAAAATACGGGCTAGACAGGGTTAGCTCTGCACTAGAAGAGGACGCAAATCTAAAGTATTTAGAGGTTCCAGATCTAGGACTACAATGGAGTCTTGGAAGAAAGGGATTTGCTTTAGGTAGAGTTATGCAAGTAATGGGATCAGAAGGATCTAGTAAAACTAGCTTTGCATTATGGGTTGCAAATATTTGCATGAAGTCTGGAGGGATTGCAGCTATGGTCGAGACTGAAATGGCTTCATCCACCAGGCACATGAAAAACTATCTAAATAGTCCAGAAAAATTTAGGATTTTTCATGCTGATACAATTGAGGATGGGCTTAAGATGACCATTGATCAATTAAATTTGTTCCTTCGTATAGACCCACATGGAGCAATACCCAAAGTTTTAATTTTTGACAGCATTGCTGGATCTTCTGAGGCAAGAACACAAAATGATGAAGAAAATTTTGTTCAAGCCAGAGTCGGTGGATCAGCTAAAGTAATCAAAGATGCTACAAACTTAATTAAATGTAAATTAAAAGAAACAAATACGCTGTGGATAGTTTTAAACCAGGGCAGAGAAATAATTCAAACTGGTTTTGGCGGAGGCTTAATTCCAGATATAGACAAAATGATTGGTTCAGGCGGGAAGGCCATCCCATTTGCAGCGACATATTGGCTTATCTTAAAAAGGCATGCTGCAACAAAAGAAGATGGGGCAACGTCTGGTTTTAAGGTTAAGGGCGTATTCAAAAAGAATAAACTAGCTGAACCGGGCAGAGTTTTTTACTTCAATGTAAAGTGGGGTGAATCCTTTGACTTTGTTGAATCCACGACAAACCTTTTGGCTGCCGCACTACCTCTTCAAGAAAAAACCGACACCGACGAGCCAGTCCAAAAGGGCGGCATACTCGGATTACAAGCAGCTAAAGGTGGGACGTTTTTTAGCGAAGAGTTAGACATAGACAGAACAGAGGCAATGAAAGCTGAAGAGATCTATAAATTGGCTCATAGCGAAGAATATTACAAAAGATGCCAACAAGAATTGGGCGTGCCTATTGAAGACAAAGTAGCTACTTTTAATTATGAAGCTGCATTAAATGAAAAAAGCAAAAAATTAAAGAAAACAGATGAAACAAGACTCAGCAATGTACTCGCCCCATCGGGAATACCTTCACCAAGCGGACCAAATGATGGGGGACAACAAGATGATGAAATTGAGGAGGAAAGCAGCAACAATAATTTCGTCCAAAATGAAACTGGGGATACCACCGAAAAGTCTAGCGAACAGTGACGATGCTTTTCTTGAGTTAAATTCAATGCTGTTTTCTAATGAATCTGTAATTGAAAATTACGAAACTCTATATGGTAGATTTAAATTTATATTTGACTGCTCAGATGAAAGATCATTTGAAATAAATAAAATTTCAGATATTTTTTATAAAAGCTGTAAGCCAGCGCCTAGTCATCCATCCTTTAAAGATTTATTTTTACATAGATGTGAAGAGGTGCTAGAAAAATATACAAGTTATGTCTCCAGTGTCTCTCAAATTGCTCTTGTGCATATGAACCCAACACACGATTCTTTATATATATGCGTAAGCGACGAATTCAGCGATAATGTGCATGTACCCCATATAAAGATTCCTGGTCAAACAGTGGAGAGTAGAGATGGAATAATAATTTTTCCGTTTAAAAATTTTATAGATAATTTTAATTTATGAATAAAATATGGATAGGGTGGGATAATGGTATAGGAAATATAAGTGCCGTATGGGAAGACAAACTAGCGGACTATAGAATAACTCCGGTTAAAAAGTGTTTAAATTACACAAAAAAAGTTTCATACATCAATAGGCTCGATAGAAACAAGTCAAAGGATTTAATTTTATCCTGGATAGATGGATATCTGCCTGTTATATGTATCGAAAGACCAATGGTTAATCCTGGAAGATTTAAAGCTACCGCCTCTGGGCTTAGAGTTCTTGAGGCCCAAGAATGTTTAATGGAGGATTTATGCTTGCCATATAGATTTATAGACTCTAAAGAATGGCAAAAAGTTATGCTACCAGAAAACATAAAAGGCCCAGAAACCAAGACAGCTTCTCTTGCTGTAGGCAAAAGGCTTTTCCCACACCTATCCGAAAAATTTAAAAATGATGCAGATTCGCTTCTGATAGCTGAATACATGAGAAGAAAAAATTTTTAATTTATGAAAGATCTAAACTTATTAAATAACTTTTCTGAGTCCGAAAAAATTCCAAATTTTTTGATGTGCATAGACGAAAACGACATTGAATATGTTTTACATTCTGGATCTTATCCATGCTTAGTTAGAATAAATGGAATAGCAAATGAAGAAGAAGACGACGAAGACGACGAAGACGATTACGGGGGTATTGGCTTAATTGACGAAAATAAATTAGATCAAATTAAAGATTCATTTGTTTTTGATGTAGAAGTCTTTAAAATAACTGAATTAGGTTTAAAGCCGATGGGTATAGAAAGATCTTTAAGCTCGGTAAAAGATTTAATAAAAAGATCTATTGATTATTATATTGAACAACAAGAAGAAAATGAATAAAGTATAAAAATATGTCTAAAAAGAAAAATAAAAATCAAAGTGAACAAGTTGAAGAATCTATAGATTCTGCTTCAACTGAAATTGCGATCTCAGAGGAATCTGTGGCAGAAAATCCTGAAACTACCGAAACCGTGGTTGATGAGATTAACACAGATAAAATCGAAGACGAACCCAAGCAGGAGCCAACAGCCGCAAGCGACCTAGATACTCAGGAGATAAAACAGGAGGAACCTACAGCTCCAGAACCAACTCCAGAACCAGCTCCAGAACCAACTCCAGAACCAACTCCAGAACCAACTCCAGAACCAACTCCAGAACCAACTCCAACTCCAGAACCAACTCCAGAGCCAGCTCCAGAGCCAGCTCCAGAGCCAGTCAAGCAAATCGAAAAACAAGATGAAAAAACTGGAGACCTTGAACATATAGCTAAAGCTATACTTAAGGCTGACAACAATTTGAATACAAGTTTTATAAGCTTTAACAGGGGAACACGATCACTACTAATCAAACAATCAGGTGGAGTACATTGTTTTTGTCGTGTCGTACCTAGAAGCAGAAGTCACAACGGGCAGGAGTGGGAAGCAGAGTTCTTAGGCAATATTCCTCCACAAATTCACTCAAAGCTGGTTAAAATATTAAAAGACATAGGAATCCCTGATTCAAAGAGATTGTTTTTTAATCCATCTGGTTTGCTGTAAACGATAAAAAAACAATACCCCCTTAAAAAGGAGCACTATTTCGTGCTCCTTTTTTTGTTGTGACGGAAAAATGCCATAGTTTTTCCGTCTATAGGGGGGTCTTAATTATTTGCAATAATAAACCATAATAATATGTAAGTAATTTACTTACATTTGTTAACAACCAACAACAATAAAATAAATAACAAAACAGTGCAACAAACGCTGACACAATCCGTGACCCACGGAAAAACGGGGTCATTAATAAATGTCATACCGCAGCAAAATAAAACTCAGTCAACAATATTGCCTGAGGAGCAAACACAAATTGGTTTTGCCATAAAGCAGGGTGGTATAACCAAGGCTGCTTGTTACAAGGTGAGGAACGGTGTTGCAAGACTCATGGGAGCGTCTTGCGGTAATCTTCCTTTCATTGTGAACAGAGCAGAACAAGCTAGTATAAACTGGGCTACGGCAGCATTGCCGTTGCCACATGGAAGCTATATAGCCCCAAATGGAGGTAGCTGTATTCAAGGCCGAAAGGGTGTCGTGAATAAAGCAACGATGCCCGTAAAAAATCTTGCGACATTGACGCAAGAATTGTTTCGGCAACCCCCAAGAGATAATAAGTTAGAGTTGTTTGGTCTTGATAGTGCGGTCCAAGAAAAGACGGACGGATGTGATAAAGTGACCTTGAAACTTGGCAAGATGAAAGCTTGTCTGTTTACTAGGTTTCTTACAACTCTGTACGGCCCGTCGCCGGAAACGGCTGGACTATTTAAAAATATCATGAACTCTTTAAGGTTCACTGATGATCAAACATTAAAGATGAATCTAGTGAAGCTATACAATTGTATAGAAGAACACGTAGATAAAGGAGTAAGTTTTTCGACATCGTTGGTTAGGTCTAAAAACTTCAATGCTGCACGGCAACGTGACAAGCTCCTAAAGATTGTATCGTTCTTGCCAGAACTTGCTGGCTTAGACGATCAATCATTCATCGAACTATACAAGGTTAATAATACCAAGGAACAAATTCCACTTATCAGTGTCGTGGAAATTAATTACCCTGTGGTAGTCAGTAAGTCAGATGTCGGCGAAAATTTTTGCTTTCCTTCGACGTGGACAAAGTCACCGTTTGAAGTAAGTCAAAAAGGTGAATCGGAAACCTTTTAAAAATCCGAAAACAACTAAACTAAAACAAAAAAAATAATATGCTTAGTCACGCGACAAACACAATCAGTAAATATGCAGCTCAACACGGACCAATTGTAGGCAAATACGCTCTACAGATTGGAACAACTACAGTGAAAACAGCTATTGGAGTTGCTAGTACCATAGTGGCAGTTACTGCAGGTATCAATCTAGCCTCAAAAGCGGTAGAGGGAGCTGGTAAGCTCCGCGAACGCTTTAATAAAAAACGTGCCGACCAAGAGCTAGAGAAACTTCGCACATTCGCTGTCTCAGAAGAAACCACTGTAACCAGTGAAGCAGTGACAGAGAGTGCCCCATTCAGAATGTCAGAAATAAAATCTATATTCGAAAAGATAGTCGGCAAACCGGTGGAAGCAACAGAAACTAAATAACAGCCAATATGCGTATATACTATAGAGTTTAACTTTATAGTATATACGCGGAGGGCGTTAAGATAACTCAAGATAAAACGCGAATTGCGTTTTTTTTTGAAAAATAAAAAAAATGTGTAACATATCTATACCTTTGTATTTAATTATTTATTTAAACAAATAATTAAAATGCAAAGGTTTAATATTAAAAAATGAAAAAAGAACAATTTATTTTAGCTACTGACTATAAAAGTAGTTTTTTCAGTGCGGTATTCTCTTTCGAGACAACTATGTCCCCCTTTGATACACTGGATAAGTACGATTTGCTACACGCATATATGGTTGGAGAAATTATAGGAAGATTTGACGACGTGCATGAAAGCGATTCGACAAGACCTTTTGTAGTTGAACAATTACTTAATCAAGTAAAAGATGTGGTCAAGGGTCTAAAATTTAAGTCCCAAAACAAAAAAATCGAAAACTCTTCCGCCGAGATCAGAAAAATTTACCCAATCGAAACAGCTCAGATAGACAAAATGATTGACGATGACACGGGATTTGTTATCGGCTCTTTTTTTGTACCAATGATTCTGTCTGATACGCTAAAAGAATTTGACGCTCTTGAAGCAAAAAAGAAGAAAAATCTTTGCCATGTAGATATACAAGGCCAATTTCTAAACGAGTCTATAAACGCTTTTTCATTGATGTTTGATATGTTTCTAGGCTTAATGCAGCGAAGGGAAGATAAAGACCCTCAAATCACTCAAGAGCTGATATCAACAACGGCAAGTCTAATGAAAGAAACAATTGAACTTTCATTTGTATCTACGGGAGAATTTGACGCATATGCGGAACGCAAAAACAAAAAAGCTTAAAACAAACAAAATAATTAAAAAAGAAGAAAAAAGAAAAAGAGGTAGGCCACCCAAAAACAAGGAAGCCCAAAAGGTCGTGCCAGTCATCGCCAAGAAAAAAAGAGGTAGACCACCAAGGTTGAATAAGGAGACAAAGACTAATACTCCACCAAAGAAAAGGGGTAGACCTCCTAAAAATGCAAGCAATCAAGAAAGCAAAACAAAAAAAGAACACGAAATAAAACAATCGGTTAAATATGAAAACGAGTTTGAAGCAAAATTGTTCATAAACCAAAAACCATCAAGTAAGCAAATAGATGAATACTCTAATTGGCTGATAAAATATAATGAAGCAGTCACACAAATAAACTTTGAAAACCAAATAAAACAAATAAACTCTCTCCAGAACATATTAAATAAAGTGGTAGATAGTTCTACCGCTAGTATTGTCATACCTCCCATTTTTGTAACAAAGGGGGATAAAATTACTTTTGTATTGTTTGAGCCATTTGATAGAGGGGCTGAAGTGATTATTAAATACAAAACGGGATTAGTGCCACCGCATTTGAGCTCGTCTGCAAAATATACAGCAGTGTGTAACAAAATCACTGAGTCTATTCAAAAATTTGTTCCTGTAGGTGTTTGTTGTTGAAAGTGATGCTTAGTCAAAATAAAATAATTTGAAATTAGTCTTGACTTTGAAAAAAAAATCAAGTATCATCCGAACTTGTTCGTTTTTCCCGAAACACGTGTGCCTCCTATTTTTACGTTCCGTTTAGATCCGCGAAGCGGAGATCAACGGACAAGCGAAGCTTGAGTCAAAATCGGGTGGCAACAGTGTTTCGGGCTAATAACAATGGACTATTTTTAACAACAAAAAAACAAAAAACATGAAACCGCCAAAACTAGAACAGCTAGAATTGTTTGTATCAGTGGATCAGTATGTAGACGTAAACATACATGGAAAAGAAGCTATAGATGACTTAAATTGTGAAGAAGCAATAGTTTCAGAGACAGAAATTAATAAAGGAAAAATACCTGAACAGACTGTTTCATTGGTTTCTCCGATTATGGCTGAAGCGCCGATTATTAATCTTCGTCGTTTTGAAACTATAGTTTCTTGGATTCCATCAAAAATAAAATTTAATGATCTAATTGAGGATGAATATTTAACTATCGAGGAGCTAAAACTATGGTTATCTAAAGATGATTTATACAGCATTTTGTATAAAGACCAGCTAAACGACGTAAACTGCACAGAGTTCTTTACAGAACAGGAAGCAGAAAGATTTGTTGGCGAATTTTTCTATACAGAGCAGGGGCAAGAATATCTAATATATAAATGGAGAAAAGCAATTAGGTTGATAAATAGTGAATTGCGATCCAGGATAGGGATCATTAGGTTGGGCAAAAATAGGCTTCCAAATACTCCCAGGGTTTGGATAGGCAGAAGTTCACGTGCCAAGTCTAGCAGAATATTGGTTAAGGCTTTTGACACGGATATAGAGCTTGTATCCGAAAAACTTGTCAACGCTTTTATAGGAAAAGACGCTTTTGACAAGGCTTGGGATTTTTGCTATCGCGGCGGGACATGGAAAATAATAATTTATGATAAAACAACAGTCAGCAGAGAAATACCTAAAGTGAATAATGTCTTTTATATAGAGGAGTTTGAGGGGGAAGATTTATTATGAGTGAAGTAATAACAGAACTAAATGAATTACGGCAAGATTTAAGGGCCTACTATAAAAAGCTCAAATCAGACACCAAGGATTTAAAAAAAAGATACACAAAACTATCTAAGAGAGTTGCAAAACTCATGGATAAAACTAACGATCCAGACAAGTTATATGAGCTAGATAAACCAATGTATAAGTGCGATATGGCCTTATACGATATGGAATCTTATCTTTCAGAATGGGAGTATTACCATTAATTTACATGAGTTTGAGATACGAGCAATACGCAAGCATAAACAGAACTAAAAAATTTTTAATTGACGTTGTGCATCTGAAAACTAAATCTAAAAAACTAGAAGAATTAAAGAAAGAGGCGTCAAGATGTCTAAAGCATTTTCCGTTTCTTACTGAGACAGGTATCCCAATTTGGTCGAATGATATTTTTACATCAGAAGACGGTAATCCAACTTTTTAATTTAAAATGCCAGAAGAAAAAAATAGGGAAGAATTAATTCAAGAAATTAATAATCTATATACCGGAGTTACTATATGCTTGGATGCATTAAGGTCGATATCTTGTCCTATTCGTCCAGATGGAACATATAATAATGACAGGGAGTCTTGTAGAAAAATGGCAATAAAAGCCGTAAATAAAGCAGAAGAAATAATATACAAAACACAACATGAAATTATCACTGCAACAAATACATAGAATTATAGAAACATCTGAAATAGATGACAACACCAAGAACTCTATCATACAGAACATTAATCAGTATGTTAGAGAGAACCAAAACCAGGGGGTCGATGAGGCTTTGCCTAAACCAGAAAAGTATCCTGTAACCATATTGGTTGGAGCGCAAGAAGTATTAGACGCTGTAAACTCGGACCAATTATATGCATATACCGTCATGGTTGCTGAAACAGCAAATCACAACGAAACAATTAATGAATTAACTAAAACTTCTGTATCATACAATACCGAAAAGAAGCGTAAAAAAAGCAAAATACATAGATTTACTGACTGCTTTGAAAAACTTAAGTCTTCGAATCTTGAAGATAACCCCCTCAAGATTTTGACAAAAGAACCGGCGATCATAATAAAAACAGCAAACTTTAGTATTTCTCAGCAAAATGACGCCCAAGGATAAGCTGCGTTATTTAGTTTATCAAAAAAATATTTTAGGAAAAAAAATTAGTTATACTCCTATTGAAATAGCTATGGGGATCAACGGAGCCACATCAATTGTTAATCGTTTCCCCAAAAAACAAAGGAAAATGATTGGATATTTTGCTACATACAAAACAGAATTAAAGGAAGAAGAAATCAAAAGTTACACAAAAAACAAAATATTAGAGAAATTTTCTAATTATATAAATTTTGCTTAACAAATAGGGGGTGGGAAACCACCCCCTATTTTGATCTACATAGTAGAACGAAATGCGCTCCAAAATAATTGGAGCGTTTTTCGTTTTCACTAATGATGCGATTGGTTTGGATTCACCAAAGTAAAAAATCTCGCCTTGTTTATTGCGACAAATAAACAAAAAAATAAAATAATATGAAAATCAAAGTCACCTTCAGTGGATGCGAACATACCCCAGAATTGCCAACTGGATCTACTCTATCATGCATCAAGGGGAATAAAACGTTGGCATCCAGAATGGGATGGGACGAACAAGGATCTATTGCCTTTATCGTAAATGGAGTGTCCGTACCTGATCAAACCGTTCTCAACGATGGAGACTGGATATCCGTTCAGCACAAGGCTCACGAAAAAGCTGCTTAATATATAATACTTATATCTACATTTTTGTATAATTGTGTCCACACAGAAGTCTACAGAATAGCAATTTAGTTTGTTATTCGTTTTGTGGGGTTAATTGTTCATTTGTTTAGTTAATATAATTAGCACTAGCCTCTTTTTGATGGGGCTAGTGCTTTTTTTTTCTTCAGTTAAAAAACAAAAAAATAAAATAAAAATAATATGAAACCATTCTTTGGTGTAACAGAAGATGGAATGATAGTTAGATATGATCCACACGTTGTAATAAACCCAGACGAGATTCTGGCGAAAATGAACAACAGAGATTTTAGGACTATATTTAAGTATGATAGTTTTTTAATGCCAATACATAGTGCAAGCTACATAAATAAACAGTATAAAAAAGTTGCATTTAATTTTTCGATTACCTCTAAAAACTCATGTATTTTTTGGAGTTTCTTGCCGGGACTGCCTTTTGATTCAGCCTTTAGGATATCCGAAGTGACTCCAGGAAAACTTGGATATACTCCATGTTATGAAAGAACTCATGGAGACAATGCTCCAAGTGATATTGTATCAGAACGTTTGTGGTGGGATGTAGATAGTACAAACTGTGTCAATAGTGATTTTGAGCTGCGACCATTAATAGCGATAAACATAGATCACGCAAGTCAGCTGTCTTCAGTGTTTCTTGTGTTTAATATTTATAATAGAAAAGAAAAAATTACATTAGGTAATTTTTTGCCACCAATTACCAACATATTTAAAGATTGTCGTGTGTGTATGGGGCACACACACAACCCCTCTTTTGCTGATAAAGAGTTAAATGTGCACGATATTGTGCAGGGCGAGATTCAATGGTTCTTTGAAAGCAAGATGAACGGTGATCTTGCACAGGACACCATTGACCGACAAGGAATATCAAATCAATTATTTAGATGGGACGAAAACAAAATGTGTTTGCCGTCGCCTAGACCTGTCCAGACCATAGTTAACTCTAGGGTCGGAAATTACTATATAGATGGGCTTCCACTTGATGATAAAAATGTTTGCGATCAGATTATGTCCTGCAAGATTTTTTATATTTAATTAAAAAATGAATTTATACCAACAATTACTAAGGGCACCTACGCTTAGTGTTCGCCCCACAGCTGTGCATGGAGATATGGAATCTAGAATTCTATCCCTCAATCAAAGTTTATCTGTTTACAGAAAACTGTATGCTTGGTTTCCTGCACCTAGTGCAGTTCATGGCCAAGATGAGGAAATAGAACAAGTAACAATTCCAGATGAAGCAACAAGGGATTTATTTTTTAGCCGGATCCTATCTGGACACTTAAAAAGTGAATCCCTTGAATTTTACAACCAGAACAAAAAAGTTGATATAGCCGACACAACGGAAGAATTGTTAAATTCTTTGTTCAAAAAATTAGTGTAACAAAAAAACAAATAAAAATAGGGGGACTATTGATATAGTCCCCCTTTTTCATAAAATGAAAAACTTCTACATAATTGGATGCGGTGGAGTATGTACTTACTTTTTGCCTGCATTTTTTAAAACAATAAATCATGATAAACGCTTTTCCGGCGCAACTACAACATTGATTGATGGGGATACCGTAGAGCAGAAAAATTTATTGAGACAAAACTTCTATCACCAAGATAGTGGCTCAAACTCAATTATTGATGCCTATAAGTCTGAGGTCTTGGCAGAGCATTATTCCAGCCAATACCCAAATTTAATAATAGAATCTCAAGAAAACTACATTACTGATTCCTTATTTGTTGAGGAAAAATCTTTTATATTTTGTTTTGTTGATAACCATCCCGCCAGGAAAGACGTTTTATCTGTAGTCGATATTTTTTCCTGCGATGCTATATTTGCAGCAAATTCCTCAATAAGTAGTCACGCTTATTATTATAATAGCAAAATGAAGGGCGGAAGTATGGATCCTAGAAATAGGTTCCCAGAAATATTGACAATAGATACTGGAAGTCCTGTAAGGGCTGCTGGATGCGATACCGAAGTTAAGCTCAATGACGTCCCTCAAACAGCTATAGCAAACCAAATGGCCGCTACTCATGCATTATTTATATGGAATTTCTGGGCAACAGAAAGCAAAAAAATGTCTAAAGAGGAGTCTTATGAAATTTGGCCAATAGAGTTTATGAACAACTCATGCAGATACACAACAATTGCAGTAGAAAACTTAAAATAAAAAATGAGCACAGAAGAAACCACAATGAATGATTCATCCAAGTACGGACCATATGCTGGTTGCCAGATGTGGAAAAATCAATTGTATAATTCTACAATAAGTAATGTTTCTAGGCATAGAACCACAGATAGACATTCTATTTCTAATTACATGGATTATTCTGCTAGGCTAACAAAAACATTGTTGACTCCTATGGTGTATGGAGCAATTGGATTGCAGCATAGGCCTGAAAATCTATCAGATTCAAAGACCTGGTTGATGCCGGATTTCTTTGGCGATCCATTTCATCATCAAGTTCATCATATTTTTTATGATACATTGAAACCCTGTGGTTTTTATCACAATAAAGCTATAAACGCCTTGTGTAGATTGATAGTAAACTTATCGTTTGTTCGATATACTGTATTTTCTGAAACCAGGCAGATAAACAATAAAGCATTCCGGATTAAGAAAGGGCAATATATAAGCGCGAGCACCCCAATAGAAGACAGAAATAGTAAGATTATCCATTCTGCAGTTGAAGCAAATAGTTGCAGACCCACACATTATTCAAGCAATTACTTTGAGTTTACTCATTTTGATTTGTCTGATATTTTTTTCTCATCTTATCTAATCTCAAATTCAGGTATTGGGTTGTTTATTCTGCCTAGTGGATCCGTGTTTTGGTTTAAGAAGAAGAATAAATGGGTTACATGTGTTTGCGAGTATGAAATGCCCAAAGCATTCCCAAGGGGCAACGTTAAAATCAATTTTAGGGAGATTGATGAAGACGGAATTGCAAAAGATGAAATAATTTTTTGCTGTGTTCAGCGTGAACAATACTTGCATAAAACTATTGCAAAGATGATTAAAAACGACGAGATTAGGATTGCCATAAGCAACATAAAATCAATTAATAATCCTGGAGCGTCAATCAGTTGTGGAATGCTTGCTTGCTCTATTAATGCGAATGCTATGTCGATGCTTATGAAAAATTTTCATTCATCTATTTTTGATCAATTAAAGATAAGGGCGCTTCAAAACACTAATATTAAAAAATTAAAAAATTTTGATGACTTAGTGGATGCCATTGCAAAAAACAGGAGAAATCATCTCACCGCAATCCAGTATTCTGGCGAAACCATGTTGTTTGCTAGAAAGGAGGCTGTTAAAGCTTGCAATAATAATACGCCATTATTCTGGGAACTTGGCGTAAAGATGGATTACATTACCAACGCTATACAAAAAGTTGTTAACGAACAAAATAGTTATTACTACAACTCAGATTTAGAAAGCTTTGGTATCAATCAAGAAATAAAACATTTGGTTGAACTTGATTATACATTCCCTAATTTATCCAGTAGCAAATTACAAAGATATATTCGCAATATGCAAAGTAGTAGTATAGCTATTGATATGAATAATGAGTCATGGTTAAGTTCAAACATGTATTCATATTTGAGAATCGATCCCAAGCATGTAAAAAATAGGACTACTCCTATTAATGTTAAAGTAAGCCTAGATGTTACTAAGACAGAAATCTGCAAATACAGTGTCGAGATGGATACATCTTATAATATACCTACTCAAGTTAAAGAACTTGGAGAAAACGCTGTATCTAAATTTATAAAATATATTAGTACCGGTAAGGATAAGAAAAATTGGGACAAGGAAATTAAACAAAGCAAAGACTCACATAAAATAACCTCAAATAGTTTAAACAATGAGGAAAAAACGGAAGCAAAAATAAACAAAATAAAAGTATTACAAACATGAATAAGTTATACATACATAAGGGGATCCCCCTAATGGAAAAACAAGTAAACGACAAAGTAGCTGGTTTTTTTCCAGTAGAGTTTACTGAATTAAAAGAAGAACCAAAAGCTAAAGTTAATATTGGTAAAATCAGCCTTTCTCTTTGGAGGACAATTAACTTTTTCTTCAAGGCGGTAGCAATAAAAGAGAAATCAGAAGCACAAGTCCGCTTGTTTTATTCTGACGTAGACAGTCAATGGAAAGCTCATGCTTTTCCGCAAAAAGCAAATACTGGTATGACCACAAAAGAATTGTGCGATAATCCAGGTTTTCAGGGCCAGATGAACGAAATAATTGAGAACGGTAAGTACTATCAGTACGGTACTATTCACAGTCATGTTTATGCATCAGCATTTCAGTCTGGCGTAGATAAAAATGACGAAGCAGGCTGTCCTGGAGTTCATATTACTATAGGAAAGTTGGACCAATCTAATATTGATATATCTCAAAGATTCACCGTAATTGTACCAGGGGTAATTTCTCAAGATGAACAAGGCAATGAGTTTGTTGTATCAAAAGCTAAGAAGTTTTTTATGCCAATTGATATGCAAAATTTTGTTCAGATTCCAGAGGATATTTATGGTTCAACAAAATCAGAGGAGTTGAGGAAAATTATATTTAATTTTGTTATATCAGAAAATTCTGAAGAGTTAGTGGATCATGAACTTGTAAAAAAATGGATGGAAAATAGGATTGAAGAAGAAGCTAAACCTGAAATAAAATATATTCTTCATAAGGATAAGGATGAATATGATCACTCCAGCTTCCACTCAAAACAGTTGATGATGTTTGATTCATCAAATAAAGACTACAAAAAAGGTTCAAAAAAAAACAACAGATACAAAGTTCAAAACTGTATACCAAACTCTTCGACTTACAAGATTGGTGATAGACAAGATCTTGAAAGGTTGGTAAACAAAATTTGTTTACTGCACAAGATATCGCAAGCGGAATTATCCGAGATACTGCTCAGCAAACCCGAACCGGTTATGTTTGAAAAGTATATAAACCTATTTAATGACATAGATATAAATATTTTATCCATATATCAAATGTATGGATATTCTCTTGGCCTAGAAATACAAGACTGGGTACAAGAGAGAATGGCAAAAGCAACACAAGAACACAAAATATCGCAAATACTACAAGCACTATAATGAAAACAAATATAAAACACTGGATTGTTGATCAAATCGTAGACTCCCTACTTAAGACAAAGTATGATAAAGTTATTTTATCTATGGAATCTATATGCAATAAAAAATTTAAGGATATTTTTTATTTGCTTGATGACAATGACATGAAACGCATTGTTAATGAGCTTGCGCTCAAAAAGATTTTGATTAATCAAGATCTATTGTGGGAGGACACAATATTAAATAGTGTATTTAATATTGGGATGTATTCCCCAGACGATATGTATATTCCGCCATCAGAATATAGGTCATTTAATATTGACTCTTCTAGCTCTATCGATGTTATTAGCTGCAGCCCAACACCACAAAACATTAATCAACAGGCAACAAACCTAGTTCAAACTGCATATACAGGGGATTTTGAGGTAGACATTGCAAACCTTGCAAATAAATACCCACATGCCTTGTTGATTGGATGCAAGAGTGAAGCGGAATGTTTATATGCATCAATGCTTCCAGCTTGGCAAAAATTGCTAAATGTAAAATGCATCGATCCAAAGAAAGCTTTGGCTGATGCAATAAACGAATATTGGGCAGAAGAAGTGGGAGCAGGTTCCTGCGTTGACAAGGACCAAATACTAACAGAATTGTTTGATTCTCTTGGATATGATTATCCATATTCAGGGACTTCTGACGACTATGATGATGAAGAAGAAGATATATCCACTTATGAGAAAAATAAATACGACAATGACGATGAAGACGACGATGAAGACGACGATGAAAGGTGCGAAATTTACGATGGTGATACTACGTGGGTAAGTGGATACGTAGACATGGAAAATGTCATGACACATACTGACTCGGGGCTAATTGCATATGTTTTCTCCTATAAGAAAACCGAAGAATGCAATGTCGCTATAGATAAAGAGTGCTTCATAGTAAAAGTGCCTAAAGGTTGCAATTCTACTGGCATTGTTTTGTTTAATGACCCAATAACAAAACAAAGATTGTAATATGAATATACACTCAACTTGTTATTCAAGTTTGAGTAATACGGTCAAGAAGGTAATAAACACCACCCATGTAAAACCGTGGGTGGTGTTTTTTTACTCCCCGGAAGAGGCTGGTGGTTCAATATTTTCTCCTTTCAGTATAAGCAGTATCTTTTCACTAGATAAAGATCGTCTTCTTTGCCTGGAGTGCTTTGAGTGTGACCCATTTCATCCGTTATGCAGACCGTTTACAAATCAAACAGCCATTAAGATTAAATTTTTTTTAGATCCATTAATAAATAAAGACTGCAATTTAGTTGTAGCTTGCCCTATGGGCAAAATATCCTCAAGTGTTTCTATGGGGATAAATCAAAGATATAGTAACTGTAGTATAACCTTTTACGGTAAAAATATTACAATCAAAAGAATACAAAACTTAATGTTCTCAGAATTAGTATGACAAAAGCGAAAGAAAATAGAATTGTCGCAGATATCACACAAATCAAACAAGGTGTTATTGCGCACCCAGTTTCACTTAATCTTGAAAGTAAATACATAGGTGGATACTCTTCGACGCTTAGAAAAAGGTTCGGAAACGAGGCTTTTACTGGGTATGAGGTAACATGCAATAACTACAAAAACACTAATATACAAAATAGATCAGCATTCCTTAGGGGAACGCTAGGAAGCGTCGTTGTAGATAAAACATCAGTAAATAGCAATGTGTTTATTGCCCATTTATTTTGTATGGAAAATTCAGACAATAAAAATTATGCAAATTCAATGGCAATATCAATTTGTATAGATAGACTTAGGGACATTGCCTCTCGAAAATTTAAAGATTTTTTTATATATTTCCCGTACAAAATGGCTTCAGGAATTTATGGTGGAAGCTGGAATATGATAGAGGAAGAGATAACTTCTAAGATCAAGAATTGTAAAATTTGTATATTACCTAAGACATGAATTCGTTGCTTGATAAACTTAGAGGTAGTTATATCCCTAAGAAAAGATCCAAAAGATTCACTCCAAAATTAGTAAAAAAGTCTCGCAAAAAAAAATTAACTACATATAGAGATAGTAAGCCCCAAGAAAAATGGGTTATGCCGGATTTATCTTTATACGATATTGACAATTATTTACCGGATCAAAAAGAACAGGACCTACCTGGAATAACTGATCATATATACAAAACACCCTCGACGCATATAGAGCTTCCCAGTTCATGGGAGGACAACAGGACAGAAAAAAGAATAATTGATCAATTCCACTATAGATATCTTTCCCCAATTATTAGATATAATGTAAAAAATAAAATTACTACTACTGGTATAACTCTCCCCTCAGATGGATGGGTTTGGGAACAAGAATTAGCTAAAAACTTCAAAAAAATAGGAGCTAATTTTAACTTTATAGGAATAGAGGGAGCTAAAAAAGCTGATATATTAAAAAGATTTTTAGCAAAATCATATAAATTAAATCATTCCACGTACAATTTTAAGACCGAGTGTTATGTAGGTATCATGAGAGAATTGATGGAAAACATTAATTCAAGTAGATCAATAAAATTGAACTGCACCAATGAAAGGTGGTTTTATCCTGTAGATTTTATTTATGCTGATTTTATGGGATATTGGGCTGGTCCCTCCATAAATACTATCTTATCCATATTTTATGGGCCAAGAAAAATAAAGAAAGGTGGATGCTTTTTCATGTCTATATATTTAGCCAGAGGGAGCAAAGATAAAGACGTAAGGAGGGACACAATAGAGATAGGTAAAAATGTAAAAAAACAAATGGATCTAGGTCTTAACCACTTTAATATTCATGATTCAAATTATCTATTAAGAGATTCCACAAAGAAATCAGGTGAATTATTTGATTTAGTCCGGGGCATAGGTGCATTTACGTGGAAAATGGCCCATAAGCAGGGAATCCAGTTGCTTGTTCACGATGTACAAATATACTACAACGAATACGTAAATGAATCCGGCAGAGAAGTAAGGTCTCCAATGGCTTCTTTTTACTTTACAAAACTCAACGATTAAGTAAAAAAATAAATAGCTACACATAAAAATGGCTTCAGAAAAAAGAAAAAAAATACAGGAAGAAAAACAAAAAAGATTAGTTAAGCTAAAGAAAGTTTTAGCTGGTGGAAGTAAATATGCTGAAAAGCAAAGACTAAAAAGATTGGGGTCTCAACCTTAAGTGTAACTTCGGCGCGGTGGCGAAATGGCAGACGCAAAGGACTTAAAATCCTTTGGTTATAATGACCGTGTGGGTTCGAGTCCCACCCGCGCTATTTACTACTTATATTTAAAATTATGAAAAAGAAAATAGAATCAGAACAACAATTATTTGTAAAATTTAACGAAGAAGAATCACGTGAACTGAATATCTACCCAGGGGATAAATTTTCAGTTAAAGAATTCGACAATGGCAGCATTCTGCTTCAAAAATACGGAACTATTGAAATAGATATTTCATCCATGTCTCGTGACGTTCTTCAATTTTTGATTATAGAGTCTTGCAACAGGGATGTATCGGTTAATGAAGTTTTTGAGGATGTTATTAAAAAGTCATTAGCCAAAATTGAATGAAAACTTTAGTTATACCAGACATACATCATAGGACTCGAAATGTAGATATAGCATTAAATGATAATGAATACGATGAAGTAGTGTTTCTTGGTGATTGGCTAGACTCGTTTTATGAGCCGCCATTAGTCACAAGTTTTGAGGATACGTGTATATATCTTAGGGATTTAGTGACAAGCCATAAAAATAAAGATAAATTTATTTTTCTAGTGGGTAACCATGACGTAAATTATATTTATTGTAACAATGGTCCATCCACGAAATCTTGTTCTAAGCTCTTACCATACTATTGTTCTGGCTTTACCACGAGCAAGGCAAAAAAATTTAGAAAAACATTTTTTGATAAAGGATTAAAAGATGATTTTTTCAGGAAAAATTTTAAGTTAGCTCATAGATCACAGGGATGGTCTTTTTCACACGCTGGAATAATTATGGAACATTTTCCATATGGATATAATATTGATAGATTAATTGAGACAGCTAATGATGCCTGGGCAAATTTTAGGGACTTATCGTATAGCTTCAATTATCTAGTCTCTTCAATTGGTGTGTGTAGGGGCGGCAGACAATCAGTGGGAGGACTTACTTGGTGTGACTGGATTAATGAGTTTTATCCATCTAGCTCAGTTGGCAAACAAATATGTGGCCATACGACAGTTAGAGAACCTGAATGTATTGCAAAAGACACTGAATACGAAAGTTGGAATCTTGACACTGTTTTTCACTATGGCATCATAGAAGATAGTGTTTTAAAAATTACGGAATATGCCCGTTAACAAGAATATATCCCAAACTATTACTCAGGCTTATTCTTTTGCAAGAAGAATGGCTCCCAAGAGAGTTTCGTCAATAGCGGCGAATAAAGAACCTCCAAGAGAATATAACAACAAATTAATATTGCTTGATAGGGCATTGCTCAAGACAGACTTCGCAAGACCCATAATGCTTGACGTAACAACAATTGCAGTAGGCGCTCCAGGATGTAAAGACGTAGATGGGAACAAAATAGGTGCAATATATTTTTATAGAGGCGGTGTATATGAAAATATAGATAAAAACTGGAAAAAAAAGTATAAGTTTTTCTACCCACTTACTGGAAACGAAGACCGCCTCCCGTTAGACGGGTCTTCAGTAGACTTCGGATTTTCCATTTCTCTGTCCGCGAGCGGAACCGTTATAGCCATTGGCGCTCCTGGAGAAAGGTCAGAAACTGGAGAGAGGACCGGAGCTGTATATGTATATTCAGTTTCCGAAAATTTTAATTCACATACTCTAATGGCAAAAATTCTTCCACCGGACCCTACTGAATACAAAGAATTTGGTAGGTCTGTGGCTTTATCTGATGATGGTAGCTTATTGTTTGTTTGTGATAAAAAAATAAATAACTTGTCAAAAATTTACACATTTACTAGCTCAAGCGATAATTTGTCTAGCTGGTTTTTTGCAGGGAAAAGAAATACTAGAAACGAATTGGCCACGCATTACAACTATGAGACAAAAGTACTAAAAATAGACAAAACTCTTCCAGAAAGAATTGCATACATGGACTCGACAGGGGGGTCAACTCCTTTCGTGTTTATGTGCAAAGAAAATGTGGATGTATTGACTATGACACAGTCAACTGAGGTAGTGTTCTGCACAAAAAATAAGATAGACAGAGAATTGAAAATTAAAGCTACTTTAGAGGATCCAAACTCATCTGTTTTGTCTGACTGTTTTGGTCATAGTATATGTGCAAGCCCCCCATATTTATATCGAGTGGGGGTGGGAGCTCCAGGGAAGGATAATCAAACTGGTTGTCTTTATGTATATATTTACGATGGAAAACAATTTCCGCTTTTTAATGTCCTGGTACCAGATGACGCCGAGGAAGGAGACAAATTTGGGTTTTCTTGCTCTAGTAGTAGCGAGCAGGAAAGTGTTCCTTGCCATTTATACGCAATAGCAGATACGATATCGTCTGTTGGCCCATTCGAGAAAACTAGCGGTTGGTCAAGTTCTTACGTGTCTAGGTCTAAAAGATAGTGAATTATGAATATATATAGCTTAATTAATCAAGACGTAGTAGATGCGAGATTTTTGCAAAACGATGAATTAAAAATGCTTGGATGGGAAAATAAACCCAATGCTATTGGGATATCAGTGGGCGGAGTGTTGCTTATTCCGGTTGTTTATGGAGAAGATGATAATGTGGCCATTGCTGACAATATACCCGCGCAATTCGAGTTCAGTTTTAATGATGAGGTTATTTATCCAATCTCTGTAGGGTATTTGCAATATGGATCTCAGGGGCCTTCGAACGGGGCATCGGGCGCTACCGCTATGCCATAAACAAAATTATTGTTTTAAATGGCGCAAAACATTATATTAAAATTATGAATAAATATACGAAAACATACATGAATGAGTTAATTAAATTAGCGGGAAGTCCGACAGATGAGCATATGATGTCTTTATCTGATCAAAAGTCTCCGGCAAAACCAGTAAAACCAACCACTCCAAAAAAAAGTGATGGACTAATTACGAAGATCCCAGGGCTACCAGCTAACGCCAAACCTAGTGAGGCTGACCTAAATGACGCTGCGGGATATAAATAAATATTATTTATGAATAAGTACGCCTCAGAATATTTTGGCCACATCTTTCGAAAACTTGCTAGGCAGTTTTCTCCAGAAGTACTGGAATCCATGAGGCGTGCAATGGGTGATCCATCGATTGGATCTGCAGAGCAAACAGCTTATAGAAAAGCTTACGAATCTGCTACCAAAGGAGTAAATACCGCTCCCACTATACTAAAACCGAATGTGCCGCAAGCCACGCCTAGCGCACTTGCCGCACCATCCATCAAGCCTAGTGGCGCTGGCGCTGGGGTGCCTCCAGTAGCTGGAAATATGGCTGCGCCATCGAACTGGTCTAGATTAATGATGAAAGGCGTTCCAGCCAAGAATTTAGTAGCAGGGGGGCTTGCGGGAGCCGGAATTGGATTAGCAGCCGATGCAGTTACACCACAATTTTCTGGTGGTGGCTACTGGTCTGAAGTGGGCAACCAATTAAGAAGCTACGGAATTGATACAGCCTCTAGTGCAGCTGGCGCTGGAATAGCTACTGGTGGGGCTGGTTTATTGCCTGGGGCAGTTTGGGGTGCTGGTTCCAATTTGGTCGGAAAGCTAGTTGATGTTGGGACCGGATTGAATGAGTTGTACAACCCGAAAAGCGAACTCAACCAAGGGGTCGCAGAGACAAGAGAGAGAAACAATCGCTTAGACGCGCAAAACGCTCTTAGAAATAATCCACTGCCAAAGCCTAGTTCGTCAGGAAAGCTTTCAGACGGTCAGTTAGCAAATATGGCGGGGGTTGGGTTTGCAGGTGATCTACCGCAAAATGCTATAAATAATGCAAATCAGACTACTCCTCTCCCGCCAATAAACCCTAGTACAGATACAAACAATGGACCTATACCTACTCCTACTCCTGCTGTTACACCTGCTGGGAGCGTAAACAACGATCTCCCTGCTCCAGTACCTAGCCCAGTTCCTTCTCCAGTCTCAGTTCCTAGCACTGCGCCTTCTCCAGCGCCCATTCAAACGACTCCACAAGTTGTAGATAATAAACCAAGTGTTGCTCAGGATCAGGTTGCGAAACAGCAACCAGCCAATAAACCGAAAACGCAGCAAAAAGTAAATCCTTTAAAACAGGTTAACTTCAAGCCACAAGTTCCTAATCCGGTATTAAAACCAACCTCTGTTAAACCTAAAGCTGTTGTACAGAACAGCAGACTTGGAGGCCCCTTAGGCACTGTTTCAAATGTTTTTGGCAGACTTGGAGATACAATGCAAAATGCGGCAAGTGGCAGATTAGGAAAAGGAGATCAATTAAGGCAGACCAGTTTATTACCCGGGCAAAACAAAAGAAGGTAACAAATAAAGTATTTTTTAAAAAGCCTCCATAATTTCATGGAGGCTTTTTTATTTAAGATGAAAACAAAAAATAAAAAAAAAGACAGTTTTGTGTATTTAGTTTATTGTAACCCAGCCCCACAATTAGTTTATGGGGTATATAAATCAAAACATGACGCAGTACGATATGCCCTATCTTTGATAAGGTACAGAAGAGAAAGGGCTACATCAAAAAACAAAAAGTTTGGTTATTACCACTTCCATCCACTACCACAAGAGAACCAGCTTTTGCGAATGAAAAATAAAGATAGTCATTGTTATTATGATTCATGCATCTTTACTGTTTGCATATCAGTTCCAGATGAAAAAAATAAGGAGTGGGGAGACGATTCATGTCATATTAGAGTTGTCAGAAGAGTTTTAACATAAAAATTTTTATTTTATGATTTTTGCTTTTATTTTTTATTGTGAAACAATGTTTTATAAGATAAAACGAGCCATACGTAAAATGTTTTGACACCCTTTTTTTAGGATGTACTATAACAAAACTCAATCAACACATAAATTATGCAACAAACACACACAGGAAGCAGTCAAGTCTTTAGGTACGACAATGTTTTAGGCCCACAAACGTGCAATGAAATTTGCACCTATCTATTGAGGGAGAAAGGGGAGCATATGTCAAGCGACTCTGAATTATTGCCATGGAGAGAAAACGATGTTTTCAATTATAGAAATATGGCTGATTACAATTTAATTAATAAAATTAATCTACACAGGCATGCAGTAAAAAATTTGGTAATGATGTCATTTAAGCAAATGGCATATATAGAATACACTGATTTAGTTGTCTGGAGAACTGGAAAGTCGCAAGACAGGCACAAGGACAATGGATACAAAGAAAACGATTCATTGAAAAATAGAAAGTTTACAACCGTAACGTATCTTAATGAATCTTTTGTGGGAGGCAATACATTCATACAGACAGAAAACGGAGACGATTATATAAGTTTTCCTAAGCAGGGGTCTGTTGTGCTGTATTACGCAGACGAAAGAGCTACGCATGGAGTAACTGAGGTTGAGAGTGGAATAAGATTTACTCTTCCAATCTGGTTTTGTACAGATTATTTCGTCAGCGAAGAAGAAAGATATAGGGCTCAAGACAATATTTTTAATTAAATATTTTGTCTTGAGTCTTTAAGCAAAAACGGAGCGTAGCTTAGCCTGGCTAGAGCGCCTGGTTTGGGACCAGGAGGTCGCGAGTTCGAATCTCGCCGCTCCGATTTACCAATAAACACAATTAGTTAAACAACATAAAAAATGACAAAAGAACTGGAAAACATAACAAACCAAACAGTAGAGATTCCAATTAAAGAAAAACGTAAAATAGAGTTTGTCCAGCCAACAAAGATTAAGCTTGGTTATTCTTTTAATGAATCCATGGGGTTAGGTGTTTTTGCAACAAAAGACATAGAACCTGGAGAATTGATAGAAAGATGCTATATGGTTCAATTGGCTGATAGATCTAGATACCAACATGATCGACAAATTAAAAGATATCTGTACACAAATAGGTGCTCATGTCAGCAGTGCATGATACATGGAGTCCACATGAACATGGTACTTGGATACGGGATGATATATAACCACCAAGACGAACCAAATACAGAGTGGAATTTTAAATGGGCAGATGATTATGCAGATATTATTTGCGTAAAGCAAATAAAAGAAGGACAAGAGATATTTGTTTATTATGGGTCGAGTTATTTCAAGGGGCGTGAATACTTTTCACAATCTGGAGACTCTGTGATACCTGAATTCAAGGGAGAAGATACTTTAATTGAAACTTAGGATATACACCGATGGTGCGTGCTCAGGCAACCCAGGCCCAGGTGGATATTCAGCCATTATAAAACTAGAAGATGGAACTAGTTATGAATTAAGCGAAGGATACAAAAATACAACAAATAATCGAATGGAATTAAGGGCAGCAATTGCTGCCCTTAAATTTGTGTTGATTCACAAACAAAATGAAGTTGTATTGTATTCTGACTCAAAATATATCACAGATGCGGTAAATCAAGGCTGGATACTAAACTGGAAAAATCGTAATCTGGCTGGAGTAAAGAACCCAGATCTTTGGAGGCAATTTATTGAGTTGATTGATCAATTTGATAAATTGTTTTTTGTCTGGGTTAAAGGACACAATGGACACGAAGAAAATGAACAATGTGATGAACTAGCAAGAAACGCAATAAAGGGAGTCCTTTTGGACGACATCTAATTAAACATAAATAATAGATATATGAATACATTAAAGATATTTGATGAACAAATTTCAAGAAAACCAAATCTTTATCCTTGGACGGATAAATTTATTGAAGCCATGCATAATGGATTCTGGACAGATAAAGAATTTAATTTTAAGTCGGATGTTCAGGATTTTGCAGTAAAGCTAACTGAGCAAGAAAAACAAATTATAATACGTACTTTATCTGCAATAGGGCAGATAGAGGTTGCAGTAAAAACATTTTGGGCCAAACTTGGGGAAAATTTACCTCATCCATCCTTATCTGATTTAGGTTATGTGATGGCCAATGTCGAAGTAATACATAATAACGCTTACGAAAGATTGATTTCAGTGTTGGGGCTGGAGAGCGTGTTTGAAGAAAACTTAAAACTAGAATGGATACAAGGTAGAGTGAAATATCTCAAAAAATACACACACAGATTCTACAAGGACAGTAAAAAACAATATCTATATGCCCTCATCTTGTTCACCTTGTTTGTTGAAAATGTTTCCCTATTTTCTCAGTTCTATGTAATTAACTGGTTCTCTACATTTAAAAATGTTTTAAAAGATACCGATCAACAAGTTAAATATACTAGAAATGAAGAAAATATACATGCACTAGTTGGTATTAAAATAATAAATACCATAAAGCAAGAGTATCCAGACATTTTCGACAAAGAATTAGAAGAAAAAATTCTAGAAGAAGCTCAGGAAGCTTTTATCTCAGAATCAAAGATAATTGATTGGATGGTGAATGGAATAAATGAGAATGGTCTGTCTGCAGATACATTAAAGGAATTTATCAAGAATAGAATTAATAATTCCTTGAATCAAATAGGATTAAAATCTGTATTTGAAATAGATAAAGATAAAATTGCTTCTACTGTTTGGTTTGATGAACAGTTGTTGGCAAATAATATGACAGACTTCTTTCATTCAAGACCAGTTGACTATTCCAAGAAATCACAATCATTTTCAGAAGATGATTTATTTTAAAGAACAACAAACAAAAAAACAATAAATGGAAAAAGATATATATATTCCTTTTACTGCAGCTCAATATGCAGAAGGACTAGAACTACAAGCAATTTTAGTAAAATGCAAAGAATGCATAGATGATCTTTTTGGTGAAGGATACTCCAAAACTAACCCAGCTCTTGTTGGATCAATGTTTCAGGGCATTCTTCACTCTTATGACAATACTCAGCTCTTACAGCACTTAAGTACTATAAATAAAACTATAGAGTGGGTAGGAGAGAAGATACAACATCACGCATATGTTTGTGCAAAACATTTATGAAAAAAGACTGTTATTGGCTAAATAAAGACTCTAGAAAATTCCTTGAAAGAGGATATTTGTTAGAGGGCGAATCCCCAGAGGATCGTATAGATGATATATGTAAAGCAGCTTCGAAAATCCTAAACAGCTACAAAATTTTATTAAGTGATGATGTAGATAAAACATTGTTTCAAGATTTTGAGGAAAAATTTAGCGATTACCTTTGCAGAGGATTCTATTCATTGAGTTCGCCCATTTGGGCGAACTTTGGTAGAGATAGGGGGCTGCCCATAAGTTGTTTTGGTAGCTTTATTCCAGACAGCATGGAGGGGATAATGTATAAGCTTGCTGAGGTCGGCATGATGACAAAATATGGTGGTGGTACATCTGCTTTCTTTGGCGATCTGAGAGGTAGGGGGGACTCTATCTCGTCTGGTGGCGAGTCTACTGGATCAGTGCATTTTATGGAGTTATACAATAAGCTGATGAATGTAGTCTCTCAAGGCAACGTTCGCCGAGGGTCATTTGCTGCGTATCTTACTATCGATCACAAAGATATTAATGAGTTTCTTCAAATTAGGGACGAGGGACATGAGATCCAGCAGATGTCTTTTGGAGTTTGTGTTAGCGACGGTTGGATGAAAGAAATGGTGGCAGGAGACAAAGAAAAAAGAAAGATATGGGGAAAGGTAATTCAAAAACGATTTGAAACTGGATACCCGTATATATTCTTTAAGGATAATGCTAATAATAATGCTCCATCTATCTACAAAGAAACTGATCGTCAAATTTATGCTAGTAACTTATGCTCTGAAATAATGCTATCAAGCTCAGTAAATGAATCATTTGTTTGTAATTTGTCATCATTAAACCTAGAGAAATGGGATGAGCTAGTCCAAACAGACGCAATTGAAATACTTGTGGTATTTCTTGATGCGGTCATGCAAGAATTTATAACAAAAACCACTGGAAATACATTCATGCAACACGCTCATCAATTTGCTGTTAATCAACGTGCATTAGGTATTGGTGTGTTGGGGTGGCACTCATACCTACAATTGAATATGACCTCTTTTGAGGGTATGGAAGCTAAATTAAAGAATGCCGAAATCTGGAAAACCATCAGGACTAGATGTGATTCTGCTACAGAAAGATTAGCCAGAACCTTTGGAGTTGCCCCGATATACAGTGGCTCAAAGGAGGTTAGACGCAATACCACAACATTAGCTGTTGCCCCCACAACAAGCTCTAGTTTTATATTGGGTCAAGTATCTCCATCGATTGAGCCTCTTAGCAGTAATTATTTTGTGAAAGACCTTGCCAAAGGAAAATTCACATACAAGAATAATTATTTGAAGAAGTTGCTCAAATCAATGGGTCAAGATACTGACGAGACATGGTCTTCAATTCTGGTGAATGGTGGATCTGTTCAGCATCTTGATTTTTTATCACAACAAGAAAAAGATGTATTTAAAACCTTTGAGGAAATCTCACAACTTGAAATTGTGAATCAAGCAATTCAAAGACAAAAATACATTGATCAAGGTCAATCACTAAATTTGATGATACCATCAAACACAAAGCCGAAAGATGTAAATGAGTTATTGATTCATGGTTGGGAGAACGGTATAAAAGCGTTTTACTATCAAAGAAGCTCTAACCCTTCTCAAAAGTTGGCCAGATCTATTTTGTCTTGTAAATCCTGTGAGGCTTAAAACACATATTTCACAAACTATGAAAGCTATATTAGAGTTCGATTTGCCAGAAGATTCAAATGACCATGAATGTGCCGTAAAGGGCATTGAAATGAGAATCCTAATCAGTGACCTTTTAAATGAAATCCGCAGTAAACTAAAATACGACGGGGGTGAGTTTGCTGGTCAATGGTGTGTTGAAGAATATAAAGAAAGTGAATCTGGAGAGTATATTTCTGAAAAGGTTGATAAAACTGCTTGTGATCATACCCTTGAAAAAGTGAGAGATTGGTTAATAAAAGAAATGACTGAAAGAAACATTCCTGAGTTAATATAAGTATGCTGGCTTATATACAAAAAAAAATACCGTTTAAGGTATCACTTATACAAAATAAAAATAAAAGTTGGCATAAACCTGTATGCGTAAGATCTAGAATGCTTATGGATGGAAGGCTAAAGCCACAAGAGTTTCATTGGATGATATTCTCAATCCACCTGAAATATATTAAATAAAATATTTATGAGATTTGTAAATAAAGCTAAATATTATTTTAGGAGATTTCTTATGAGATTTCTTAATCTTTGTCCGTATTGCCTGTCAAAAGTAAACGAGACAAGAAATAGAACATATATTTGTCCTATTTGTAATCATAGATCTAACTTATAGAAGTAAGTTTATTAAGTGGGGCAACAACTCGTTGCCCCACTTGGGGCAATGAGAGCATAATAACTTATTGCAATCCATTTTTTGTTATAAAAATGCATACATATTTGTAACAAAAAAAGTATCAAAATCCTGCAATCAAAATCTACCACCACACACCAAACACATGCAACTTGAGCTAGATCAACAACCTAAAGTTAAACTCGTTTCAGTAACACAACCGCTAGTTAAAAATATTGGGACAGCCGAAGAGTTGATAGTTTATTGCGCTAGAGTATCAAATCCAGATAATCAATTAAATAAAGAAACCTCCGCAAAACTCCTAAATTATTGTATAGATCATGGGCATTGGTCTCCTTTTGAAATGGCTTCAATGACTGTAGAGATAACAACCTCTAGAGCCATAGCCGCTCAAATACTTAGACATAGAAGTTTTAGTTTTCAAGAGTTCTCACAAAGGTATTCCAGTGTATCCGGTGCACAAGAATTGACATGGAGAGCTCAGGGAAAAACCAATAGACAGGTTGGAGAGGAAGAAATTGAATTGTCTGAAAAACTTAAAGAAAAAATTTATCTATCTCAACGTCTTTCGCTTGATGTATATAACAGCTTACTAGAGGAAGGTGTGGCAAGGGAGTGTGCAAGGATGATCCTTCCGCTCAATACCTCCACTACTCTATATATGACAGGCACAGTAAGGTCTTGGATCCACTATCTTGACCTTAGGCTTGATGCATCTACTCAAATGGAGCATCAAATTATAGCACAAAAAATAAAAGATATTTTTATTGGTGAGTTCCCAGTAGTATCAGATGCACTTGGTTTTCAATGTATAGATTGCTCTAATGTAAATTTAAGCGAATTACATGAACAAATAATCAGCAATTTTTATGTTGCAGATCAAATGTGGAGTACCAATTGCATAAACTTTAATGTAAGTGAAATTAAAAGACTTAGCCTTGGCGAATATTACTTTGAAGTCAGGGGCGAACCAGTAAATGGGTTAGATGACCTTGGTTCGACCATAGTTGGAGTAATGAAGATTATTGACGGTGAATATATCGTAGACTACTGCGAAGTTAATAAAATAGGAGAACACAAAAAATTAGCTTATGAAAATTATTAAAAAACAATATCAGCCAGAAGAGAATGAATATATAAATGATTTTACTGGTGTATCATTTTCGGAATTTGACCCAGGCTGTACTTTAAAAATCAGTTTTGGTTATGGATCAGAGTTTGATGGAGCCAAAATTCAATTGGACTTAACAGATGAAGATGTTAAACCGATTCTTGAAATGATTAGAGGTAAATTATGCCATCAAACTAAAGGTTACTTAGAACAAAAATTGAGTGAAACGGAAGACAATTATGATGCAGCAATGCAAACCAGAGACTGGGGTGCATGTGATTTAGTAGGTAATTGTATGTCTCTGTATAGATTCTTGTTGGATAAAAAATACGAATAATGAATATATTTGTAATTGACTTAGACCCACGAATTGCTGCAAGGCACTTAGTGGATAAGCATATATCAAAGATGATCACTGAAACAGCACAAATACTGTCTAATTGTTTTACATTAGGCAGGATGGCTATGAGTGACTGCCCAAGAAATCAGAAAGGTGAAGCTAGAAAACATTCATATCCACATCATCCATGCTGCAAATGGGCTCCACAATCCAGAGACAACATGAGATGGTTGGTAGAACATGCAAGAGAGATGGACATAGAAAGAATTCAGCGATTTGGCAAAGTAGATGCACACTTTTCTGTTCGCTTTATCAATTGGGCTTTTGACAACCTATCAAGCTCAATAGCCCCTGAGAGTGGGCTAACCCAGTTCGCGCAGGCGATGCCTGATGAGTATAAAAGTGATAATGCGGTAGACGCATATAGATCTTATTATTCTCTCGGAAAGGCACATCTGCATAAATGGACAAGAAATAAACCAAATTGGATAGAAGAAATAATAAATGGACACAAAATTAGAGAAGGAATTATCGGATAAATATCCCAAAATACTTAGATACATGGACGGAGACCCAATGATTACTTGCATGGCCTTTGGAATAGAATGCAACAATGGATGGTATTCATTGATAGATAGATGTATGGGAAAACTTCAGTATTTCTGCGACACATGCACTAAGATGGGAAACCCAATTCAGGTAGTTGCTGACCAGATCAAAGAGAAATATGGAACACTTCGTTTCTATTTTAGTGTTGATGGAGAAGAGAATGACTATCAGATTCAATATTCAATTATTGAAGATATAATAAATGGCGCTGAAGCTGAGGCTGCACATACATGCGAAATAACCGGAGAAAACGGGTCCTTATGCAAAAAGGGTGCATGGTATAAAACACTGTGCAGGCAAAGCGCAAAGCAGCATGGATACGTAGCCTCAGACATACAGCTACAAAAATATTGGGACTCACTAGAAAAAATATAACAATGAGTGACGAAGATATTGACGAATATGCGTTTTATAAGAGTGGATTATCATCTCATGGATGTCTTGAAAATTTAGATAAATATGCAAGAGATGCAATTACTGAATATGGCAAAATTATTCGTAGAATGCAGCTAGAAAAAATAAAGAACGGTTTTCAGGGGTGTTGTTATGCATGTGAAGTGGTTGGGATCACCAATCAAAAGCTAGAATCCAAGATATCTAAAATGGAGGAATCTATAAATAAACTTGGCGAAACAATAGAAATAATGGACAACTTAATAAAGTCATACAAAAAAGATGGAAATTAAATTATTAAGAAATCAGACAAGCAACATACATACATTTGCTGTTAGATATGAAGACAGCAAAGAGTATTTAGTTAATATAGTTAAGCAAGGTGACATAAAAACAGTTGAGTCTGTTTCTCACCGTGGAGTAGAGCTTAATCAAACCAATGAGCAGGAAAACGCTATTAAAAGTAGTATTCTTGAGGCAGTTGAATTAGAGATTTTAAAAAATAAAACCCAATCAACTCTAACTACTACCTAACAAACAAAATGATCATCACAAGAAAATCTCCAATAAGTAAATTAGAGCATTCAATGGATCTGGACATAACAGAGGAACAGATCCAAAAGTGGCAGCAAGGTGAATTGATTCAAAATGCCTTTCCTAATTTAAGTGCAAGCGAAAGAGAATTCATTAAAACTGGAATTACTGACGAAGAGTGGGACTTAGCGTTTAAGGAGTAGCGTGTCTTATTTTATAAAAAAAAAGATTGATTTTATCGTTTAAACATATACTTAAGTCCCTCTATGAACAAAATCAAATACAGAGCATGGAACGAAGAAAATAATAGTTATAAGACTAATGTTTTTCTATCCGCTGACGGCTTAAATTTACTCTATTTTGAGGATTCTAAAATACTTGCTTTGCCATTACTAAATAGCAAGTTTACTATCGAACAGTATTCGATGTTTGATGACAAAAACGGTAAAGGGATCTTCGAGAATGATATAGTTAAAGTAAAATACCATTACGCTGATGGCACGGATGACATTGAAGAGGTTATCAAAGTGGTTGTCTTAAACAATGGATCATTCTGCTTTGGAGATGGCACCATATTTGAATATAAACAGAAACCCTTTAGTGTCATTGAAGTCATAGGAAACATTCACCAAAATCAAGAATTACTTAATTGATGCAATATCTGATTAATTCGATCCTAGCTGTAACATTTTTTAGCTTAGCTATTGCTATAGTGCTTGCAGCCTATATAACCACTAAGAAAAAATGAACAATATACAATATACATTCAATTCATATCAAGAGGACGCAGCAAAAACTGCTATATACAAGAACAAGTTAATTTATCCTGTTCTTGGATTAGTTGGGGAAGCTGGAGAGGTAGCAAACAAAGTAAAGAAGATACTCAGAGACAAAGACGGAAAATTAGACATTGATGATAAAGACAGTATTTCAAAAGAGCTAGGAGATGTACTGTGGTATTTAGCTGCTTGTGCAACCGACCTCGGGATAGATATGAACGATCTTGCGATAAAAAACCTAGAAAAACTAAATTCTAGAGCAGAACGAAACACGATCTCCGGTAGCGGAGACAACAGATAAAATGCAAAAAGACAAAATTACAATTAAAGACTTACGGCAAAATGGATTTAAAGTAAGGGTTCTTCATACTGACCCATACACGATTCCACATACTTTTGATGTGAATGAAAAAGCTTTAGATCTTTCTAAAATTGGAACATGCATAGCGATCAGAGATCCAGAAGGGGTAGAACACAGGGGAGTAGCCTTGTGTAGCAAGGCTGACAACTGGAACAGAAAACTTGGGAACAAGATAGCTCTAGGTAGGGCCTTAAAAACCGTATCAGATGATTGGTTGAACAAAATTACTGCAAAGTAGTAAAATTAATTGAATTAAAACAATTAGTGCACAAACAATAAAAAAATGACAAACAACAACAAAGAAACGATAGAACTTAAAAAACAAATAGTTGAATTAACTAGCGAGAATAATCTTTTGCGCGAACTCAATTCAGTTGCTTCTGCTTTTTTAATCGCCGTAAACGTTTATGATGCTGCTGTATCAGATATGATATCCATAAAAAACAAAATAAACAAATTCTATGCAGATGTGGATAACTCAGAAATTCGTACACAATCTTCTAAGATAACTAAGGCTAAAAAAGAGGCCGCAAAAAAGAAATCGGCTGTGGTAGCTAAAAAAAGCAAATAGCTAAATAAGGAACACAAATGAGCGAAGAAAACGACACACAACAAGAGGTAGAAAATCCAGTAGAGGAACCTCAAGTCAAATATGATGTAAATATTAAAAGTAATACACAAAAAACTGTATTTATTAATGTTTTTGAATTGGAAATGAAACCCAGGATAGATGGGGCTGAGCCACTGTATCTAATTTATACTAGATACCATAATGAGAGCAGTGCAGTTCCTGGAATTCCAGAGGCATTGCCAACTTCGTTTAGTATCGCAGATTCTAATGGGAATTCTGTTACTTATACCCCTGAAACTAACTATGACTTGCTTTATGCCATTGAAACTTCCATTAATAAGTATGTAGAAACGAATAATGAGAAACTAAAGCAAGGGGCACTTGAACTAGCAAAAGTCGAAGATAGCGCAAAAGATGAAAACGAAAACTAAAGAAGTTGCAGAGTCTACCGCAATTATTGACAAAATTGATGACATTGATGACATTAAAGTGTGCGATAACGAGTACAGCTTTATTGATCCGCTGTTTCAGAGATACATAACAAGAATCAGAAAGTACAAGCCACAACTTAATTCATATCTGTCTATGTCAGATATTGGTTTGATTAAGCTTGCTGCTGGGTTAAGTTCTAACTCCGCAGCTCTTCTAAACCAGTTTTGGATTGCAGAATACATAGACGAAGAGAGTCTAACTGCAGAGAGTATAGTCTCTGGAGTAACAAAGATTGTTCACGATATCCATAAAATATTTGAAGTTTTAGAGATAGAGTCACTAGTTAAATGTGGAGATATTCCACCTACTATATCCCTTGATTTTGAGTATGATGAAGTAAAGTATCTTGTTGAATTGATGGGGGCTGCCTCATTGATGACTGTAATAACTGGAGGTATCCTATCTCAGATATGTGACGATTCAATCGAGGTTGACTGTGCTGAAATCGTTAAAGACTGTTCCATGTGTTTAGCAATTTGTTCTACGATGCTTGACTATTGTGGAATTTGCTTTAAAGACCTTATAAGCACCAAGGTTTAATAAGCAGCTTAAATTATGGCCGCGAGATCACAACCCCTCGCGGTCATAGTCTATATAATATATGTGCCCATAGCTTAATTGGATAGAGCAACGCTCTTCTAAAGCGTAGGTTGCTGGTTCGATCCCAGCTGGGCACGATTTTCTATTTACATTTTTAATTATACCATATTTAATAAAGTTATGAGTACACAGATCCAAGCTCCTCCTATTTCGCCTATGTCAAAGACAGAGAACGTTGACAAAATAATGAAAGAGGTAAATTCTAAGATAAATTCTTTAAGTCTTAGTGGCGATCTTGATGGTATACTAAAAAAAGTTATACCGAAGATAGCTGGAGATGAGTCATTAAGAAAGCAGCTTGAAAAGTTCATCAATAAAAAATAGCTTTTTTTTAGCTACTAGGTAAAATATAATTTAAATCTGCAGATTAGATAACTTGTTACACCTGGAATATGATTAAAAACAGTTTTTACTTATTTTTTTTATTTGTTTTTAGTTTTAGTGCTATTGCTCAATCTATTGAAAGTAATGGAACAAAATATATATTAGATGGTAATGATTCTTTTTCATATCCATTTTTTACTTCATCTAATACCCTGTATTTATATAATGCATTGAATATGTCTCAATACCTAAAATTTATATCTGCGCCGTCAACTCCAACAAGCCCTGGCTTGACCGGACAAATGGCCTATGAAGATAATTTTTTATATATATGTGTAGGTGCAAACTCATGGAGAAGAGTTAGAATGGGAACCTGGTAATGGCAAACAAAGACATAGTTATACTACAGGAACAGGCAGATGGATCTTTAAAAGAAACACTTTTAGATGCTGGATTAATTTCGGCTCAGGGTACTCCCATCGTTTCGGATACTGTTCCAGATATAAGCAGTTTTGAAGATGGACAGGTGTGGATAAGAAAATCCGATTTACAGCAATTTTTTCTATACAATGATGGTGATTCTAGGGCATGGGCGCAATTACCTCCACCTCCACACACACACTCAGAGATAGATATTTTAAATCTTGCTGATGTAGCAACATCTGGCAACTATAATGATTTAACAAATAAACCAAATATCGCAGAAGGGATAACTCCAGTTGCAAACACTGGTATAAATATAGATATCGCCACTAGCGCAATTAAAACAACCTACAATACATTAATAGCGGACTCTGTAACCAGTATTGCGGTAGGCGGAGCATCGGCTTTGCCGGCCTCGGCATGGAAAACAAAAAATATAGTTGAAGTACTCGACACTATACTGTTTCCAGATGTTCTTCCTACATACACAGTACCCGCCATTTCTCTGAACGGTACACAGTCGGGAGAAAAAGAAATCGGTACGACAATTTCTCAAGCGCTTACTTTATCTGGGTCCAAAAATGATGCTGGAGCATTCACGGCGTTATCATTGACAAGGGGCAGTACCAGCATTGCCTCTACTTCTTCTCCAACCGCCTCTTCTATCTCTAACATAGCGGATCAATTTGGATATGCTAACCCGAATAGTCCAAACCAAAAATACGATCTTACATTTACTGACTCTTCCGTGGTGGTAGCCAGCGGAGCTAATACATGGGCAGCTAGTGGTACATACTCAGCAGGACTAGCAAAAAAGAACAATAAAGGGGTTACTGACGCCAGAGCCGCAGCAACCAGGTCTACCTCAGCTCCACAACTCGGAGCAACATTTTCACCATCATCTATTACAGTTACAGGAATATATCCATATTTCTATGGGGTTTCTGCCGGGTCTCCAACTTTGGCAAGTATTGCAGCTTTGATAAGTGGAGGCACATCAACTAAGGTGCTTGCTAATGCCTCTGGAAGCTTATCTATAAATTACACAGCAAATTCTCAATTTATATGGTTTGCGCATAGCGATGCATACACAACTAAAACGAAATGGAGTGAGCAAGGTTCTTTATTCAATACTGGTGCAATAGGAAACAGCTCATCGACAGGTTTCATGAAATATCTTGGGACCATCGCGGTCACCTCTCCAGGTTCTATTTGGACAACTACGTTTAAAATTTATTGCAGCGGAAACGCCACTATAGTTAATTCAGTTGTTTACGTTTTCGCTAATTCATAAAATATGGCTATTTTACTTAACGACAATTTAAATTTAGCTGCTCCCAAGCCAGTTGATTCTAGGTATGGGCCATATACTTCTTTGGCTCTAGCTATTTCTTCTGTTCCTTCAGTCAATAGATATTTAGGGCTAACTGTAGGAGTAATTAACTCAGAAGGAAACGTTGTAGAATATTGGTACCCTGATTGCGTTTTAGATTCTTGCTTAGTGGTAAAAGAAGTATCTCCTGATCTATCTGGGCTTTTAATAGATGGGGGAACATATTAAATTTATTTTTTTTATTGATCTGATTCATACGATTGTTTATATTAATGAAGTAACAAGATGTTTTAAAATTCATCAGTAAAAATTTAAAAAAAACAAAATAAACTATTATGGCAAATCCAATTATCAAAATCAAAAGAGGTGCAACGGCACCAACAACACTTAATAACGGTGAGTTGGCAGTTGATCTAACAAATAAAAATTTATACGTGGGCGATTTGTCCGGCGTTCCACTCGCAATCGGCGGTGAGGGCACTTTTGCAAAAAAGAACGCTAGTGATGTAGGCTTTACAGGTGGAAATATCAATGGTGTAACTATTGGCAGCACCACAGCAGCAGGTGGTGCGTTCACTACCTTGACTGCTTCGACGGCTCCTACTGCCGACAATGATGTAGTTCGTTTGAAAGAGCTCAATGACTCTGTTTCTGATCTCGGTTCGGTGTTCCATTATGTTGGCGATGTTAGCTCTGCCTCTACTCCCCTTGATCTCAGCACCCTGAGCGATACAACTACTGGTGCTTACTACAAGGTCGATGTCGCCGGAACCTACACGGCAGGAGCATCTAGCTTCGCGGCCAAAGTTGGCGATGCGTTTGTAAAAACCACAACTGGCTGGCAAAAACTTGACAATGTTGATGTCGAAGTGCTGCCAACCGCAAACGAAATCGTCGTTACTGGCGATGAGAATGCTGGTTACACGGTTTCCATTGATCCTGTTTTCTCAGGACGGGTTACGACTGCGGAAAGTGACATCAACGCCCTCGAAACCAAGACGCAGAACATCACAGCCACAAGTGACATAACCACAGTTGCTGGTGTCATGCAGAACGGAAACGGAAGCAATGTCGTTAACTTCGGCACCGGGAGTTTGACATTTACTGGCGCGCAGGAGTTCGGAGCTGTTTTTGTTAATGTAGACTTGGAAGTTGGTGGCAATACTTATATTGGAACTGGTGTTGGTGGAGGTAACTTGGAAGTTGGCGGCACTGTTCTTATCGAGGGCAACGCGACCTTCAATGGCAACATCGTGGGAGACGGCTCAACCGAAATCACCGATTGCATCATTGACGGCGGCGTTTACTAAAAAATAACTAAAAAACAAAGTCCTCCAGAGGTTCGATTCCTCTGGAGGCAAACCATTCTATAATGGCTAGTCCAAAAATAATTCCCAAAAAAAGCACTATTGCTGAACGGGTTCCAGTAAGCGGGGACCTTGATGCAGGCGAGATTTGCATAAATCACGCCGATAAAAAACTTTATGCCAAGCATCCCAGTACGGGGGTTATTCAGGAGATTGGTAGTCTTTCGGCTCATTCGCACGATGAGCTTTACTCGTTAGATAACTCTCAGCACATTGAGCTTCAAAATAATGGAGCGCTCGTTTTAAATGGTTCTACCACGCTCACACTACCTAGTGCTTCTGGTACTCTCGCACTATTAGATGATGTTAGCGGCGGGGGAGTCTCTACAACACCAGCAAATTCAGGACTAACTATCACAGACGATTCTATTACTACTGTATATAATACAGCGGTTCCAGACGCTACAGTTAGTATGGCTGTAGGTGGGGCCTCGGCTGCTGCAGCCAGCGCATGGAAAACAAAAACAGTTGTACAGGTTCTTGATGAAATATTATTCCCTACCGTATTGGCATCTATCGGTACAAACAAATCTGTTTCTCTGGCTGTTAGTGGGACTAGTGGAGTTCTTGAAATAGGAGAATCTTATTCTAGAACGCTCACAGCAACATTCAATAGGGGTACAATCCTTAATGGTAGTGGTACAACAAATTCAAATCTTTTGGTGGGGGCAGTAGAAGATTATACATTTACAGGGACAGGAATATCCAGCACAACTCAAACCGGAAATACGCTATCATTCACATCCACCGTTGTATCTGGATCTAACAACTGGGCAGTAACAGCTACGCACGGAGCGGGTTCAGGAGCTTATTTTGACAATAAGGGAGTAGCAGGAACAAACTTAAATGGTTCCAGAGTGGCCGGAAGTGCTACGGATTCTTCTAGTTCTCCGACAATCACTGGACTCCATCCATATTATTACTACAAGAGCTCAAGCCCTATCACATCTGCTGCTATGGTTGCAGCTATAGAGGGTGGAACGGCTACGAAGGTTATAGCGAGTAGCACAGGAACATTATCCATTCCATATGCTGTAACTGCACAGTATCTAGCTGTAGCATATCCAACTACCAGTACGTTAAAGACTCGTTTTTTTGTTACTGTTAGTGATGCTGACGTTATTACCGTTGTGTTTCAAGCTGTGACTACTCCAAGCGTCACCACCGCTCTTTGGACTCAAACATACAATGTTCATGTGAGCAAGAGTGCACTTACCAACACTAACACTATCATAGAATTGAGGAACTCTTAATATGGCACTTTCAGGCATTCAATTCTCCGGACCGATACTTGTAGGCCTTAACCAGCCTGTTGATGTAAAATACGGACCATACTCTACAGTATCTGCGGCACTTTCGGAAATACCTCTTACATTGAGACACATCGGTCTCACAGTTGGGATCAATGACACCACAGCTGGATTAAAAGAATATTGGTTTAAATCAGGTACAGCCAATGCAGACTTAGTATTAAAAGACGAGGGAGGAGCTATCACTGTGAGTAAAGTACTTACAGATGGTAGCTATAGCGGAGCTGTAACGAATGTAACAGGGCTTAGATTCGACGAAGATTCAGGGTTTGATGTTGTGGACTTGGGGGGCGGCAACGCCAAAGTCCAAATGAACTCCACATTCAAGTATTGGGAGGTGAATGGGCAACCCGGTCTAACTGCTCAAGGGTTAGATACCGCTAATTTTATAGCCGGCTCGGGAGTAACAATCGCCGCTAATTCCGTAGATAACTCTCTGACATTTACCGCTACGGGCGGCGTCACCAGCTACAACGAACTCACCGACCAGCCAACGCTTGGCACAGCAGCGGCTACGGACTCGACCGACTACGCCACTGCCGCGCAGGGGGCTAAAGCGGACGCAGCCAGCCAGCCGGGGCATAAGCACAATCAGCTTTATTCGCCAAATGAAACAAAACAATTAGAGCTTAAAGATAGTGGAGAGCTAACTCTTCCCAATGGTGGAAGTATTTCTGCTTCTGCAACGGCAGAGGGATCGCTCACTCTTACGCCACCAAACGCAGGCGCAGGTCAAGGGCTTGTGGTTCGCCCAACTGTATCTACTTGGAGTATAACTTCTAGTGGTAATATCGTATATGGTAGTCCTATTACAATTTCTGTAACTCTAGGGAGTTGGGCTTATTTTGGAACAGTAAACTATACGATCTCTGGTACTGGAGTCACCGAACAATCATTGGGTCGAGCACTAACTGGAAAATTAACTTTCGTAAGCACATCTGCTCCAGATACCGAAACAATCACATGGACCATACCAGCCAATAGTAATATTACTGAATTTACTTTAACACTAACAAGTGTTGATGGAGAAAGATCGACTGATATATTGACCGAAAATGCTCCGGCGTTATATTACAATTTTGAATATAACGGTTTACCTACTAACCAATTTGTTACTGTAACCAATAACGGAACATCCAATTCAGAACATAGTCATGTTCATCTCATATCGGCAGACCCCTCAACGGTTGATATTTATTTAGGTGACGACGATCAATATGTAAAGATCGAGCGTAATGCAGGCGGTATTGTTATTGGAAATAATAGTAATACTAAACAATGGAATTTTAAGACTGACGGTGTTCTTGAGTTACCTGCTGGGGGCGACATAACGCTCGGCGGAACTTCGGTTTTGGGTGGTGGCACACAAGCTAATTGGAACTCCACATCGGGGCCGTCGCAGATTTTAAATAAGCCGACACTTGGCACAGCAGCGGCTACGGACTCGACCGACTACGCCACTGCCGCGCAGGGGGCTAAAGCGGACTCTGCTTTGCAGGCATCCGCGCTCACGCCATACCGCACTATCGAGGCGCAAGATGCTATTGATAATGGATTTGCGTCGGAAAATCATACTCATGCCCTTTCTGAACTGACTCAATCCGGTGCCGCTAATGGTCAAGTTATTGCATGGGATGGGGCTGCGGGTGCGTGGGTTCCGTCTTCTTCTTCGTCAAGCGCAGGCGTTTCTGATGGAGATAAGGGCGATATTACGGTTTCAGGCTTAGGAACTACCTGGACCATTGACAATGGCGCGGTTACATATGCCAAAATGCAGAATGTTTCTGCAACTGATCGGCTTTTGGGTAGAGCAACAGCGGGAGCAGGGGCAGTAGAAGAGATCGGATGTACGGCTCTTGGAAGATCTATCATCGGAGAGTCAATTGCGGGAAATGTTAGATGGCGTATAGATGCTGCGGCGACTAACCACACACATACAACTTCACAGATAACAGATTGGACTGCCGCTATTTCTACGAAAGCCGATGCAAATCACCAGCACACTATTTCACAGGTAACAAATCTATCTAGTTCGTTAGCTGGAAAATCTGCTGTAGGGCACACTCATGTAATGTCGGAAATTACTGATTTAACATTTCCAACGGCGTCAGTTTATTACGGAGATACCCCACCTACAGACACCACATACAACCTATGGATTCAAACCAGCACAGCTAGGATTTTTAATAAAATCGATGGCTACTGGGTAGAGGCGGCTGCAGGTTTTGGTCCTCTAGTAATAGAAGGAACTGGCGGAGGGGGAACGACCCCTGGTCCTGGAACTGGTGGGGCGGTAGACAGTGTGAACGGCTTGATAGGGGCAGTGACTTTAACTCCGTCGATAATTGGAGCCGCAAACGCAACACATTCCCACGCTATTTCAGAGGTTACTAATCTTCAATCAACTTTAAATTCAAAAATATCAAACACCGGAGGTATAAACGGAATAGCTATTGTTTCTGCGTTGCCTTCTGTGGTGGACACAAATGTTTTGTATGTTATAGTTCCTACTTGATATGCCTGAAATTTCTGCAGCTTCTGAAATTGTTTTTAACTCTGCCAATGCCTCAAGCGCATTTTTTGGAAATACTAGAGTTTGGCGCTCGCCTATTTATGTAAAAAACGGACAAGCAGACACAGTGCCGCAAGAAGTTTATCAAAGTAATTTTACTGGTTCCGATTTAGCTGCTTCTGGGCTTTATACACAGGGTGGGGTTAACGGGAATTGGATTCTGAACACCGATAACGATTATGTTACGGGAGTTCAGACAGCCGGCAATCCCCGAGGAGGTTTGTTTTCCACTAACACTTGGAGCAATGAGAACGGGTTTACTTTAAAAGCAACATGGAGAAACACTGCCACCATGACACGATTTTCGGTTGGCTTGGTTGTTTCTTCGTATGCGACTACAGCCAGCTCGGATCCCTTTAACCAAAGTACTCCAGGAGCGTATGGCATCGGGTTTTCTACTGCTGGAGAGTTTAGTGGGCAGTTAGTTTTTAATAATGGAATAACAACAACTTCATTAAGCTCGGCACAGGGAAATGAAACAATAGGGGTCACGCAAACCCTAGAGATAACGGTTACTGATGGAGGCTGGAGCTATAGTCTCAATGGAGCAGCCTCTACCACTGGGTCATTTACATTTAATTTCAGGAATAGGGATTACAGATTTGCCGCTTGGGCGCAGAATATCCCAAATTCTCAAATTTCAAGCATTAAGATAACCGGACTTCCGGTGTACGGAACTGGCCGTGAAAATGTAGCTATGGGGCATAGTGGCAGTTTTCTTATTATTACGCCAGATGGTTATCTCAGGAGTCTGGGAATATCTGGAGCATCCGGCGAGGGAGTTGTCCCTACCACTTATCGAGGACAAAATTTGGTTAAAAAAGTATGGGCCGGAACAGATCAATCTTTTTTATTAACTACAGATAACTTACTGTACGGTTGGGGCTCCAGTTTCGGCGGAGTAACACAAATTCCTACGTCTCTCAAAACAGCTCCCGGAAATAATTTAAGAGATCTTTGTCCTATATCTGCAAGTCACGCTGTTGCAATTAAGTCGGATGGTCGCGCTGTTGGTTGGACTAGTTCTTCCTCAGGTATTCCTCACTTGAGTGTAATAAATGCTGGCGGAGCAGCAACATCTGGAACAGGAAACTGGACAAATCTAAAAAAAATTGTAACTGCAGATGGTACGTCTATACTAGGGCTACGCACAGATGGCTCAATAGTAGCTTCTTTTGCTTTTGATGGTACACACCCAACTACAGGAATAAAACATATACATTCCAATTATTGGAGGATGGTTATTTTAGATAATACTGGGACTGCGTATACTGTATACAAGAGACATGATACTCTTGGAACGATGCCCCCAGAGGGCTCTGGAATTACAGAAATATGGCCCCATTCTAATAACGCCCATTTTTGGCGTCAAAACGGAGTGATTGGGGGCGGGCCCCCCGAGGCAAGTCAACTTCCAGCAGAACTTCTGAGCGCAGGATCGAGTATAACAGAGATTTATAATACTAGATCTTGGGCTTGCGCGGCGGTAACAAGAGACTCTAGAAAATCTGAGTTAGTTTTTTGGGGTGCTCTACGCAATACCAGTACTTCTGATAATGTAGCGGCCACAGGAATTGAGGACGATCCACAGGCCCCGCGAGATTTTTATACTTGGTGGAGTCCTTATGATATAAATACTACGGTTTGGCTAGATCCAACAGATAGAAGATACATAAGTTTTGCAACTACGTATACAGTTTCAGCTGTGTCGGATAGGAAAAATTCAGGGATGTCTCTCACTCAACCCACAGCTGCCAACAGACCGCAATCAGCTCTCCAGCTTTTATCGTTTGTTCCTAGTGCGATAATAAATCTGAATCGTTCTATATGGTTTGACACATCCGCTAAAGCACTTTTAGCAAGAGTAAGCGGTGTGGATAGAAGTATTTCTAATTTAGAGTCCGGGACACCGTACGCACAAGAAACCGTGTTCGCTGTAATAAGAAAGAACCAAGACACTACAAGTAATTCATGTTTATTGCAAGAAACTTCTATCGGGAGCAATTTGGCTGGTAGAAATATATTTTGGACCCCAAGTAACAAATTATATGTAGATTTTGGAACAAATGCCGACAATACTCAGATAAATAGACTCATAGTGGATAATTTTTTTACGGGGACATATCCCGAGCTGTTTATTTTATCGATTACAATGAACACCAACCCAACCGGAGCAAATCCGGGATTTAGTGTATGGGTAAACGGGTCTTTAAGGGCAACAGGGCCAGCTTTATCTGGAGCGGTTTGCAGTGCAGGAGGGTCGACCGTATTAGGAAACGACGGGGGTGGAGCATTTTTAAACGGGACACTTGGAGAGCTTGTTATGTTAAATTATATTCCAGGGGAAGATATTAGGCAAAGAATCGAAGGATATCTGGCTTGGAAATTTCAAATAGCTTCGTCGCTGCCGAGTGGTCATGGATTTAAAGACAATCAACCATTAAGAACTTAAAATATATGCCAATAGATTTTCCAAATTCACCAAGTGACGGATATATTTATCCGCCAGAAAACGCAACAGCCATTGAAGGCCGTCGCTGGAAATGGGATGCTGCAACAGGCGCGTGGCTTAATTACGCCGCTAGTCAGCCGTATACCTTACAAATCTACAATGTGGTTAACTTACAACCAGAGTTAGATAGCAAAATAGAAAAACAAGGGGCAGACACTACTCCAGTTAATACTATTCGTTGTGTTACACAGGCCGAATACGACGGATTGACAAAAGATGCAAATACAATTTATTTCATAAAACAATAATATGCCTACCGTTGTAAAAGCCTATTTAGGAACAGTACCACTTTTTACTGAAACTGGGGGAGGTGGATCAAGCACTGCATGGGTTCGTCCTTCCGACTGGCTCACGCTGCCCTCTGCCCAAGCTAATTCTGTAAAAATACTACATGCGGTTTTTGATCAAACTGAAAACTATGTGGTTATCAAAATGCAGACCTCCGACAATTCCTCATACACTATAAACTGGGGAGACGGTAATACCACAACAGCGTTAAGCAACGCAAATACTACCTACAATTACAGCTACAGTTCTTCTGGATTGAATGGCACTCTCTCTACTCGCGGATACAAGCAAGCCATAATTACCATAACGCCAGTAGGCTCAGCAACATTTACACTTTGCGATCTATCGCAAAAAATCACATCGCCAGCAGGTATGCAAATGTACGCTACAGGGCTGCTTGATGTTAATATAAATCTTCCAAATCTTATAACTGGCCAGAGGCTACTCATAGGCTCAGCGGCAGTTCGCCATTCCCACCTCGAAAGGGTTTATATCGGATCGTGGGGGCTTATTAGCAATGTATCACTCTTATTCCAGTATTGTCCTGCGCTTCAATCTCTGAACGAGACAGAGTGGAACATGTCAAACATAACTACTGTTGGAAGTATGTTTTTTGACTGCTGTGGTATAAAGGTAATCGATGGGTCTAATTGGAACATGTCAAAAGTCACCATTTTTGCGTCCATGTTTCAAAATTGTGCAACCATCCAAAAGGTAATTTGCACGAACTGGGTCACATCAGCAGCCACTAGCCTTGGAAATATGTTTTACCTCTGCGGGGGTCTCACGAATATAGATGTGTCCAGTTGGAATACTGCTAACTGCACAACTTTTGCTTCACTTTTTTCGGGATGCCGCTCCTTGACCAGTATAAATGTTCGTAACTGGAACACCGCAAAAGTTACCACAATCGCTAATATGTTTGAAAACTGCGTTGCATTGCAAGAAGTGGATATGTCTCTTTGGAGCCTGCCATTATGCACGACTGCAGCGGCAGCTTTTTCAGGCTGTCATTCCTTGAAAAAACTAGGGCCGTGTAACTTCTCGGCTTTAACGACCCTTACAACCACATTCAACAACTGCCGCTCTCTCACTTCATGCACCGTAACAGGCATGAAGGTAAACGTGGATTTTACAAATTGCCGATTAAGCACAGCTGCACTTAATCAAATTTATACTAACTTAGCCTCAGTAGCAACAGTCAGGACAATTACGGTCACAGGCAATTATGGCAATGTCGCCGACGACACATCAATAGCTACGGCTAAAAACTGGACAGTAACAGGATAAATTTATGGACGACACATCAGGATTCTACAAACTGGACGAGGGGCAACTTCTATACGGGCCTAACTTCGTAATCAACGCAAACTACCAGCTAAACAGAGAAACTAAAGACGAACACGCTTACCCCGTGGATGGATGGAGCTGGTTTGACAGCAAGGAAGAAGCTGAGAAGGCATTAATCCAATAACATAATTTAATATTTTTTTGATTGGCATTAATATATTAAATTTTTTGTTCTGTATTTTTTGCTCAAAATACGATAAAAAAGAACCATGAATTTCCCTCTAAATCCGAGTGTTGGTCAAACGCATGAGTCGTTTGGTTCTACATGGATATGGAATGGATATGCATGGCTTCTGTCAGGTACTTTAGAGGGGTCTACCCCTGAATTAATAAAGGGTGCAACTGGTGCCACTGGACCAATAGGAGCTACTGGAATTGGAGCCACTGGATTAACTGGACCTATTGGGCCACAGAGTACCGTTCCTGGAACAACAGGTGCGACAGGTATAACTGGTCCAATTGGCCCGATGGGCTCTTCAGGACCCATTGGTCCAATTGGCGCTACAGGTTTAATTGGTCCTAAGGGTGATATTGGGTCAACTGGAGCTACCGGAGTAGGAATAAGGGTAAAGGGGCTTGTAGTAAATTTTTCTAACTTACCTGAAACGCAATATAATCAGATAGGAGATCTGTGGATTGTAACAAGTCAAGGTGGACTTGGATATGTATGGGATAAAACACTTACGTGGGTCCCAATAGGACAAGTCAGAGGACCAACAGGACCGCAAGGATTTCAAGGTTCAGCTGGTGTACCTGGAAGGGCTGGAGCTACTGGTCCACAAGGTCCTCCTGGTGAACCTGGCACTGGTGGAGGAGGTGGTACTGGTGATGGCGCAACGGGAGCAACTGGCTTAGTCGGTCCCGTTGGTTTAACTGGACCAAGAGGTCGAACTGGGCCAAGAGGTCCAATGGGCCCAATGGGTTATACTGGAGACAGGGGCTCTACTGGTCCCACTGGTCCCACTGGCTCTACTGGAGAAACAGGACCAATTGGAGAGACTGGCGCGACTGGACCAAAGGGAGATACTGGAGATCCTGGTGGAGCAACTGGAGCTACTGGGCCAGAGGGACCAGCTGGAAGTCCTGGCGGAGCAACCGGAGAAATGGGTGCTACTGGAGCCACTGGGCTACAAGGAGAAACTGGATCTACTGGCATTGATGGATCTACCGGAGCAACAGGACCTAGAGGTTTAACTGGATTAAGGGGCACAACTGGCTTGACTGGAAGCACTGGTGCAACTGGACCCAAGGGAGACGCTGGTAATCCTGGTGGAGCTACTGGAGCCACTGGATTAGGAGATATAGGCGCAACCGGAATCACTGGTTCTACTGGTCAAATGGGGCCAGTCGGACTTCCTGGAGGTCCTGGTCCATCTGGACCGATAGGTGGTCTTGGAGCTACTGGTGCAACAGGTATACAAGGCTCAACAGGTCTATCAGGTAAAATTGGAGCAACTGGTCAAAGTGGGCAACCAGGTGTAATTGGTCGAACTGGCGCAACTGGAGTTAATGGAGAAGACGGAGTTGTTGGCGCAACTGGTCTTATTGGTCCTACAGGTGCTACAGGTCCTATAGGGCCAATTGGTGAAAGCGGTGCGACCGGCATAACTGGACCCAGGGGATCATCTTTTTCAATATCTGGGGTTTACTCAAGTTATCAATTATTTCTTGATGCAAATATACCAGGAAATATAGAAGCTTCTTACATTGTTGACGGGAATTTATATATATGGCTAAATAACCAATGGACTGATGCAGGCAGAATACAGGGGCCAACAGGTTCTACTGGAGTTAGTGGTGTTAATGGTGCCACTGGACAAAAGGGGCCGAACGGAAGCACTGGGGCCACTGGCTTGCAGGGCTTACAAGGTCCCCCTGGGACACCTGGAAATAGGGGACCAGCTGGATCTGTAGGTGATACTGGAGCAACTGGAGCAACTGGTGTTGGGTCAGCTGGACCTATTGGACCTGCTGGAAGCACTGGATTAACTGGAGCAACTGGAGCAAAAGGAGAGATTGGCCCAATTGGAGCAACCGGATCAAAAGGAGATATTGGCCCAATTGGAGCAACCGGAGTCGCGGGGAGCACTGGACCAACTGGACCCATAGGGGCTACTGGGCTTGGTGTAATTGGATCTACTGGCTTAACTGGATCTACTGGCTTAACTGGACCGACTGGATCTACTGGTCCAACTGGACCTATAGGCGCTACTGGGACTAGAGGACTTGATGGCCCTCAGGGCCCACCAGGTTATACCGGACCAACGGGTTACACAGGTGATCCAGGTGCTGACGGAATTGATGGATTACCAGGACCCATGGGACCAACGGGGTCAACTGGAGCACCTGGAGAAATTGGAGCTACTGGGATTGCAGCTATAACAATCAGTGAAATAACTACAGAAAGTGGGTTAACTGGTCCGTACTTAAATGAAGTTACAAATGTAACCGCCCTCAGATTCGACAGAGATACTGGATTTAATGTATCTGATCTTGGGGGCGGAGAAGTAAAGGTTAGTCTTGGGAGCACTTTTAAAACGATAAAGGTTGATGGCCAAAACGATTTAGTTGCTGTAGGCGAAGATACACTAGAATTAATAGCTGGTACAGGAATAGAATTAGTAACAGACCCTAATTCAAATCCTAAAGCTCTTACTATAAATTCTACGGGTGGAGGCGGCATTGGAGATATTGGAGCTACTGGCCCTATAGGAGCTACTGGGCTTAGTATAACTGGATCAACTGGACCAACAGGACCAATAGGTATTCCAGGGGCTTCTGGATCCACTGGCGCAACTGGACCCATAGGCGCTACTGGGCTTAGTATAACTGGATCAACTGGACCAACAGGACCAACAGGACCAATAGGTATTCCAGGAGTTTCTGGATCCACTGGAGCTACCGGAAGAGTAGGGGCAAGCGGACCCGTAGGACCATTGGGAGCAACCGGATTGGAGGGTCCACGAGGTTTTATAGGAGAGATGGGGCCCACTGGGCCAGAGGGAGCTACAGGACTCACTGGAGAAAGAGGATCTACCGGTGCTACAGGCGTAACAGGAAGAGTCGGAGCTACTGGTGTTATTGGTCCAACTGGGCTTACTGGATCTACAGGGGCCACTGGAATAGGTGCTACTGGAGCAACTGGTATACCTGGAGCAACTGGTGCACCTAGCTTTGCCGTAGCTGCGGTAGGTATTAATAGAGTGGAAAAAATAACAAGAGCTGAATATGCTGCACTAGAGCAAAGGCTAACCACTACTCTTTATTTTATAATATAAAAATTTAATGGACATTGCGTGTCTTGAAAATACATCTCTACTTATAGGTAAAACCGACAGGATACTTTATTCTTTTGGGTTTTCCCCAACTATTTGTTCTGATCCAGATTTAGTTATTCAAGTGTCTTGCGGTAGGGATCATTCATTAGTATTAAAGGAAGATGGCCTGGTTGATGCATGGGGGAATATTTATTCTTTAACTGAAAATACAATGCACAGGCCCCCAGCTGGGCTTAGAGGCATAAAGTATATTTCAGCTGGAGAGAAACATGGATTAGCTGTTGAATCAATACATAATTCTGTTATTGCATGGGGTTCAAACGAATATGGTCAATCTAATGTTCCAGAGTCTATAGCGGGTATAGAATATCTAAATGAACCAGTAGCAAAAGTTGGAGCCGGATACAGTTATTCACTCGCTTTAATGGAGTCTGGTACAATTTTGGCTTGGGGCGATATTGTTGGTCAACCGCCCAGCTCTTTATCTACTAAAACGGTGGTAGATATATCTACAAAAGGAAAACACTCGCTGGCTCTGATAGATGACGGTACAGTTATCGGATGGGGTCAGATAACTAACCTAGATGCGTCAAGCGTTATACACACAGATGCTGGCAGTATTATTCCTGTTGGATTAAATAATGTAACAAAAATATCTGCTGGTTTTTCTCATTGTTTGGCGCTTAAGTCAGATGGCACTGTTGTGGCCTGGGGAGACAATACATATGGACAGTGCAATGTCCCAAGTGGATTAAATAACGTTTACTCCATTTGCGCTGGATATAAGCACTCATTAGTTATAAAAAATGACGGATCTATTGTTGGCTGGGGAGACAATACATATAATCAATGTTCGTGGAGTCAATTATCCCACGTTCAATCAGGCGCAATACAGCCAAAAGTGGAGGCATATGGACAGACTAGCTATGTGTTAACACGTGGTGGAGATCTTTATTTTTGTGGGACAAGCGGAAGTATTAACTCTACTAGTACATTAGTGGATAGCAACGTTCAGGACTTTAGAGTTTTTGACTCTAGTGATGTGACTTTTTCTTCCAATGTATACACTCCCCCTTCTGTTGGTTTATACTTAAATAGTAACAACAGTAGTAATTTAGATAATTTTTTTATAGGTAGCTTGGGCAATGGGTATGCTGTAAGCTACACCATTGAATTGTGGTTCTATCCAATTGGAAACCAAAATGGAAAAACTTTGTTAGCTGATACATTCGCGAATAATCAATGTAGTTTTGCTTTAGCGTGGTTTAATAATGAAGGGACGGGAGCTGGCTCAGGATTTAAGTTTGGGTTTTACGGCAGAAAAAGGATTTATGTCGGATGTACTTTAAATTATTATACGTCATATCAATGGTATACTCAAAGCGCTGGAGCACCATGGTTAAATACATGGAACCATGTTTTAATTTCGCTAGAGACAGAACAAATTGCGTCTGGAGGAACGATTGGAGGAAAAACAAATTTAGGTGGATATAAATACAACACTAGAGCATACTTAAATGGAGTTCATCAATCCTCTGAAGAGCACTATGTCTTGGTGCCTTCGTGTGGCGCTGGTAGCACAATAAGTGCATATACATATAGCGCCGAAGGAGGCATACCATTATCTAATTCAATTAAAATAGGTAGGAGATGGGACAACAACTCGACTCAATATAAATTCAATGGATATGTAAGAAATTGTCAGATAAAACATGGCGAAAAAAAACTGAAAAATGAAACATTTACACCAACTCCAGTAAATACTGTATTGACTCCCATCCAAAATGATCTGTCAATGCAATTCACAAGCAATAATGCTGGAGAACTTTATTCATACTTTTCACAGGGTTCATATTTTTATGATTTTACTCCAGTTGGGGATGGATGTGCTGTATATAAAAAGATAGATGGAACTACTAACTGGCACGGATCTGGCACTGATAACAGAAGACCATCATTTGAGTCCGTTCCCAACAGAATGCCAATGCTTCAGTATGGTTTTGAGATAGACTCTACTGGAAAGCTTAAACAGGCCTCTGGTGATTTGGCACTACATGGAGGAAATTTTTATTATTTAAACAATCTTCTAAATTCGCCAGTTGAAGATGTTATATCTATTTCTTCTTCATCTAGAATACATAGTTTTTACGATGGTAACACCAATTGTCATTTAATTATTTTGACTAAATTTGGGATAGTTTCATTCGCGCCTTTCTCTCAATATAGCACTGTATCAAATAAAGTGTCCGTAGCAAAATGGATGAGAGATTTGAGGACAGTAAGTGATTGGTTATATGATAGTAGCCCCAATAACACCCCCTTTTATTACAATCCGCAGCTACGTTCGTTAGAACTTAATACTTCCACAAATCCACCATCACCTAATCGGCTTTATGCAAATCAAAATATATCTGTCAAAGTAGTTAACACTGGTGTTGGTGATTCATCGAATGATTCGTATACGGTAATTAATGATAAAGATTATATCCCCCCATTAAATTCATATTTTTGTTATTGTAAGGGATTACCAAACTTACTTTACGTAAGTCAATCTGATTGCCAGATAAGGGGAAATACATACGAAGCAGCAAATTTTGATATATACATTAATTTAAATAATTTTTTAATAGACCCATCTTTAAGGCTATTGAGACCAGCTAGATTGCGGATTAATAAATATTCTTACTTCTTTCATCAGTTAGGATACGCAAATGTATTTATACCAGACACACTAAATAATGTAGTCGATGAAAATCAGTTTTTGTTAAGTATAAGTGGGCTGCCCAAGAATAACGCAGTTTTAGACAATGGGGTGAATCTTAAACTGAATGTAGACTATAATGGAAAAAAGAATTTACCTAAAATACCTGGAGAATATATTGTAACTATAACTACATATGATTTTAATGTTCATTGCATAAGGTCATTTTGTATTTACGTTGGGGAGCCTGGTATTGCACTAAATGGAAACAAAGAAATAACTGGACAAAATATCGTTCCATCAAACAATAGAGCGAATGCTTTTCTCAAGTACTGTAGATTAAAAGACAAAGTATCTGAAATATCTTCTGGTGACACTTCGTTTTTTCATGATGACGAAATTTTGTCTATAGATGAGGAAATTCCATTAAAAATAATTCAACAATCATTAATATTTAGAAAACCAATTTTATTTAAAAACAACTGTATATATGTATCATCAGGGTATCAGGAATATTATTATCTTGATGTAAATGGTTTAACCTCTACAATATGTGCAGACAATGTAACTGGTACATATAAATATGGAAGTGATAATTTTCCGCAGAGAAGTAGGATGGTATTCTTTGATCCATCTGTTGAGATAAAGTACAGAGATTTCAGGATTTCATATAAACAAACTTATTTATACCCGAGTGCCCCAAGTTTCAATAGTTTGTTTTTTTGGTCATCAACTTTAGACCCAAGAACAGACCAATCAACTTATAGCTTAACAGAGAGTAACGGGTCTATAGGTATAATTAATAGTCAGCCAAGGTATTTTGCTAATGATATAAACCTATATAATGTCGAAACAAAAATTCCTTTTATAACGCCATTTCAGGCCCCCCACTTTACAGACAAATCAGGAACAGCTTCATCCTGTATTTATCGAGAAATTTACAGAAATGGATCAAAAATAGAAATAAAGGATGGACCAACTCCCAATCCAGATGGTTCATATGGATGGGCAATAATAGAAGATTATATATATATATCTAGGTATATAGGATTAATTTTTTCTGATGATGTGTATAACACTGGAGAGACAACAGATTCAATAATTAGTGATATTTCACTTAGCGTAGGCAATGAAACTATTGATTATTCAAAACCATTTAAGCCAATTTTGTTATCTAATTCAAATGTAGAATCTAATTCCTTTAGAGCTATGTGGAAAAGATCAGCAGAGATGACTTCAGCTTTAATGGATATATCTACGGATTTAAATTTTTCCAATATCTTAAGGCAAGATGTTGTGTGCACTGGATCCACTCAATATAGTTTTCCAGATTCTGGCTCTAATAGGTATTTCGATTTAAACAACAACGGAATAACTGATGTTAGTAAAGCCATCAGGGAAAATACAAATTATTACTATAGAATAAAGCATAAAAAAAATGAAATAGTTGGAGATTATTCAGCTACACAGCTTGTATCTACACTATTTGAAAAAATTAAAGTTAATATAGTTAATTATTTCATAGGTAGTCAGGAGCAGAATATACCAGTGCCAGGTGAATCAAATTCTGGATTTCCGTTTAGTTCGATATACAAAAATTCTGGCCAAACCTATTTATATAAAATTGACTTTGCCTCTGATGGACAAACATATGTAAATAATATAGATAGAACTGGAAATAATTCAAGTGACGCAATAACTATTAAAATATATATAAAAGGTGCTCAATATTTTTTATTTTCTTATGTGATAAATAGATATGGACAACTTATAGATTCTCCGCAAGGCTTCTTATCAGAGTCTACAAGCATACTTGCCTCAAATAAAAATATAACGGTAAAGGAATATACTTTTTCTCCGGATATAAGGGATTTAAATCTAGAGATTAGGGCTTATCCTATAAATTCTCTTACTGACTTTGTGTATGTCGATACATTTTCTGGTGTAAACTTCTTGGGATTTAATTCGGTTCTACCATTCTTTATAGCAAATAAAGAGGTAACAGTAAATGAGTGGGAACAAGTTAGGCTTTACGCAGAAGAAAGAGACTGGGGTTATGACCTGCCAGCGGCAAGTAATTATTCCTCTGTGCATGAACCTATGTCCAATATAAGTTGGTTTGATGCTATAAAATTTTGCAATGCAAAAAGCGAGATGAACTGGTTGAGTCCAGTTTATTTAAATCTAGATGATACTGTATACAAAAACGGACAATCTGTTTTACCGCAAATTAAATGGAGTAATAGCGGATATAGACTACCGTTAGAGATAGAGTGGGACTATGCAGCAAGAGGTGGAGCATTCAGCGGATCATATTTATATAGTGGATCAAATTTACCTAACTCGGTCTCGGTCAATTCATCTAACTCTGGTAACGCAAAAAATGAAGTTGCTACATTGGCACCCAACGAAATAGCTGTTTATGATATGTCGGGCAACATTTCAGAGTGGGTACTAGACAACTATTCGCCAGCTGACCCAGTCCCAACGTCACAGCAAAACCCAGATTATTTATCGACTGTATTACTTTTGCATTTTAATGATGAATCTCCGCCGCTCACGCTAGGACTTTATGAACCAATTAATTCTGATGGAGGTCAGTCGAGGTTTTTAGCAACTGCATATACTTTTCCTAGCTATATAGGGTTTAAACTAGGCCCAGGTGTAAGAATAAGAAACTGTAAGATATTATTAAATGGACCAAATATTGAAAAAACTTTTGGACTTAATCATGGCTGGGATCTGATTAAGTATTTTACATTTACTCACAACATTAATACAACTGCTGAAGGGATAGGCACTGAAGGAGGTAGTCCTGGGTTTCCATGGAGCAACGATGTATGTGGTTTTTACTTAGATATATCTCCATCTGAAATAGCTAGTTCAACCTCTATTACTATTGATTATGAATATACTTCTTCATGGGCGAGTAAGCAGGGTATAGCTTTTTGGAATAATGTTTCTACTCCTACTGGCTTTAATGGAGACATTAGCTCTGACTGGATAGGCACATGGGACAACCAAACCTATGCAAGATTGTCATCAAATATAAATAGGAACACAATAATAAATCAATCAAGTCGAGATGGTTCAATACACAGAAGAAGGACTATAATACAAAAAACAGCTGGGCAATATCACTTTATAACTGAATCATCTGCAATTTCTTTTCCTACAATAAACGACAGTAGTTTACTGGGGTTATCCCCACTTAATTATTCTAATAGCTCTCCAAGTTCTCCAGTGATAATGAACACTGATAGTAAGTTTGATGGATATTCGCTTTTGTCTAGTAATTCAAGGAACTTAGGGGTAAATTTTGAAAATAACAATTTTTATGATTTTTGTGACGGTTTTACTGTAGACTTTTGGTTTAAATTTTTAGGTTACGACACGTCTGTAGATTCTTGGTATAACACTAACTCACATCTAATTCGTTTTAGTAGCTCTTATTATAAGTTTGGAGAATGGAGCGTTTATTTGAGTGAGGAGTCCAACAATGTTTACTTGAACGTATCTGGTCCAGATAATTTTATATTAAATGATAAAAATAAACTAATACAACTCAACCAATGGAATCATTTTGCTTGGTCATATGACCCAAAAACATTTAATCATATAATATTTTTAAATGGAATAATTTATAAAACAGGAATTAAACCAATTTATGTAACTGACTCTACTGTTACAAAATATTTTAGAATATGCTCTAGGCCCAACTGGTCTTACCACGTTTTCAATGGTTATGTAGATGAACTTTATTTTACCTCAAAAATAAGATATACTCAGGACTTTAATTTACCGACCTCCCCGTATAATAGCTCAAAGCCAGACTCACTTGTGTTAGATATATCTAAAGACAGTCTAATAAGGGGGGGCAATTATACATCTTCCAGTGACGATCTAGAAATAAACAATAGAACAAATTTGTATTCATCTCGCTCGACAAGAGATAATAAATTTGGACTCAGGCTAGTTAAGAGTAATTGGAACCCCGTAAACGGGCAAATAGGAAGACTATTTATAAATCAAATAACACAAATAGATAAAAATGCAGCAGTTGTTTATTTAAATGGAGCCTCTAATGAATCTCTATCTAGTAATGATTTATTGCAAGTAAGCGTAGACAATGGAATTACTTGGACTAATACTTCAACCAACAATCTTTTTTCTGGGTGGGAAATAAATAACAATCAATATGAAACAACATCTACTTATGAAGCAACTTATGGGCTTTTAATAACTATACAGCACAATAAAACTAATTTTATTTTACTTAGAGCATTAAAATTTTCTCACACACAAAATCAGACATCTAATGTTATTGTTTTTGACAACTTTGTTCAGGCCCCAGATATATCTTCTATAATTGCTTTGTCATATAAGACTACAATAATAAGAATTAATTATTCATACACCGAATCATCTAATACATTGAAATATCAATACTCAATAAATAATACAAGTGATTTTGTTGACGTAAGTAATGTAAACACATTTTCAAGCTATTTGGTAGTCCAGGACACGCAAATTGACAGAACACTTTTTATTAAAATAAGGGCAATCGATCAAAACAACATTCCATCGTTTTCATCAAATTCAAAATTAATTGAATTCAACTTATATCAACCAGTAATATTAGCTGCATCTCTCTCTGCTGACATAAATAAGCCGATAACAAATAATTTACCGCTTGCCGTTTTATATACAATTGATTTTGGTCCATTAGAGCCATCATCTTTTCAGTACTATTTTGGCGAGCAAGACAATACAAGCTCATGGAGTGATGTTGCATCTAGCTCTGTTTTGATAAGCTCAAATGTGGCATCAATTAATTTATCTGTATTAGATGCACAAACGATACCAACAAATATTGTTTCTAGGTATGGAACGATATGGGGTAATTATAGTGAGCCATCTTCATCTATTGTTTCAAGCAACATTCAATTACCTAACCCCACTACTCCAACTATTACATCTGCAGACTGGTCTGGATTTAATGAAGTGTCTGGAGTGCTTAGCGTATTCTTTGACTATGACGGCAATTTTTATCCAAATTATTCGAGGACTACCTTTTTATACAATATAAACAATTCTTCTGAATGGTTGAATGGGGGGGCATCTATACAAAAATTAGATACTGGTAACAATAAGTATAAATTAACTATTGCTCAATTTCCGTTTTTCGCCACAAACCCTGTATCAATAAAAATAAAAATACAGTTAATATACTCAAACACTGAAAAAAGAATTAGTCAAGAGTCTAACATGCTTGAATTTGACACAATTCCACAGATATCCCAAAATCCAGTTATCTTAGAAGTAATCAGTTCTTCAGTCGTGGAAGAATATACATATCCAGGGTATAATATGGTGGTCAGACCTTCGATACCTACAACAGTTAAGTTTAGTTTTGCACAGAATACAGATTATTATTATAACTATCGCTACTTAATAGAATCGCCAGGACAGTCGGCATACTGGGAGTATGCTTATTATGTATATCCAGATTACTCAGGGGCTAATAATAAATTAACTTCAATACCATTGCCAATAAGTACGGAAGAACGTACGTTAAAAATAAGAGCATCTTTTTATTCAGATCAATATGTTGAACTGACGTCTGATCCATTTAATTTGCCAATACTTACTTCGCTTCCAGCATACGAAAACAGGCCGTTGCTCTCTTTGGTGTCTCAAATTGGGTATTCAGATTATAACTGGGAGGAAGATACCTCCTCAGTTACAATGAGCGTTATGGTTGTGCCACAAACTCAGGTAAGCGATATAATCGGTTATGAATTTAATTATAGGCCTTCACAATCCGGCACAGTTAAAAATAAAATAAACATTGGAGCTGGCACCCTTAATTATGGCGAATTAACTTTCCCTGATATTTATATTACCGGTCTGAGCGCCTGGTCACTAGATATAACAGTTAATGCTGTTTATTCGGATGGGACAAGATCTCAAGAATCGAACACCATAGGTTTTTATTTATGGTAAAAACAAGTGTTGACATTAAGTATAAAAATATGAATATTCAAATTCTAAACAAAAACACATATGAAACTTAAATTACCATCATTCATCGAAACCTATATCGTCAAGTTTGCCTTAAGCAAGGCAGGACCTTTTATACAAAAAGGTGTGTCTTTGCTTGCTGCATATCTTGTCGCTCTATTGTCCCAAAAAGTACCAGGCCTTGAGGCTCATCTAGATGTAGCCGTAATAACTGGTATCATTTGGGCAGTAATTGATAGTTTGATTAATCTCCTGCCATCAGACATCATCAAAAGATATGGAGCGAATATTCAGCTCTCACTTGCAACAGCAGGCAAGTCACTCAAGATTGACGGACTAGCTTTGGCTAAGACAGCTGAAGCTGCAAGCGAAATAGTAAGGAAGGAACAACTATTGGTCAAAAAACAAAAAGTTGTCCTTAACGAAAAAAGCAAAAATAATTCAGTAAGAAGAAAAAGACCGCCATTCTCTCCTAATGCAAAAATGAGATAAACTAAAACAATAAAAGCAAAAATAAAAGAGCGAGATTAAAATCTCGCTTTTTTATTTGTTGGGTAGATATTTTTGATGTATTATTTAAAAACAATTAATTTATTTTTTTGAACTAGAATGACTCCAGACGCAACACCTAATCCAAATACACTTATCGAACTAGCAAATACCTTTGGTTTAGGCGTTGCAGCAATGTGTGGATGGATTTATTTCTTGATCAAAGAAATAAGAGACTACAAAGAAAAAGAAAGAAACTACACAAAAGAGCTTCTTGATTTGTCTAAAGAAAATATTGCAACAATGCATTCATTAACTCAGGTTGTCGAAGCTATCGCCCCTGCAATAACTGTAAGCTCTAATGACAATAAAAATAACCTCGAATCATCGGTACTCAGGATAAAGGAACACATAAACAATCAGTGCTCTATACTTGAGAAAATACTAAATAAAGATACTCAGTAAAATGCTAGAGCAAAACACTAAACTACAATTACTTGAGGCCCACAATAAATTGAGAGAAGCTTCTAAGCGCGCTGCTTCTAGTATTATAGATGACGCTAGGCTATTGTCCTCTTTTGAAAGAAATGATGAAAACGGAGAAGAAAAAGTAGTAGAAAAAAAATTGGTGAGGGGGTTGTGGATAGAGCTATTTGATGGAGTTAAAATGATGCTGATTGATGATGACTCTGGATGGACTCGTGCTCTTTGTCAGTCAAGTGGACTTAGCCCTAAGCATTATCACACTTACTATGAAAAAATAAAAGTGATTGATGGATATGTGCAGGAGATGACCACAAAGAAAGTTTATTCATCAGGAGACACAATAGAGCACAAACCAAATATATTACATCAACCGTTCATAAACGGATTAGTTATGATGATGTGGAAACCGCCACTACCAAATTTACATAACACTCCATCTATTCTAGACCCAGTTATCTATCATATAGCTTCTTGATTAAAAATAGTTGTTGATTAAATAACAAAAATTTAATAGTATTATTTTTGGCGGATTTATCCGCCTTGTTTGTTGTTTGTGTTGTTGTTAAATGGCGGGGGGGCCTAGGTCCCCTCGCCTATTTTTATTATAATTTTTGCCTTGACTATTGCTATCCTTAAATACATTCTACCCGCTAAATATTATTTATCAAAATACATAACATGGAACAACAATACAAAAGTAGCTCACACAAATCAGAGCAGCCATTAATTGGAAGAGGATTGCTTTTTAGTTATGACGAAAAAGACAAAGACTTCTTGATGTTTGCAAATAAACCTAAAATGGATAATACAATTAGGCATTCATGGAAAATAGGCAACATCCTCAATCAAGGTACATCTAGCCAATGCGTTGGGTATTCTTGGGCACAATTCATGCAAACTCAGCCATGGTCATACGAGGACAAACCCAAAATAACTCCAGAGGAAATATATAAAAAGTCTCAGCAAGTAGATGAGTGGCCAGGGGCTGAACCAGATTATTATGGAACAAGCGTAAGAGCAGCAGCCAAGGTACTGAAGGAGTTAGATTTAATTTCTAGTTATGTCTGGGGATATAGCGTTGAAGACGCTGCAAAATTTATATCAGAAAACGGTCCAATAGTTGTTGGAAGCAAATGGTATTATGGAATGTCAAATCCAGACCAAAATGGATTTTCAAGACCGATATCTACATATGAGGGTGGGCATGCCTGGTTAATCTACGGAGTAGATTGCCAATGGGAAACATTTTTTTGTGTAAATAGTTGGGGTCCGTCACATGGAAAGAACGGAAGGTTCTTTATAAAATTTAGCGATATGGAAAAATTAATAAACCAAGGAGCTCAGCTATGCAGCGCATTAAAATAGTATATTTATTTGTAGTTTTATTTTTAATTTTTTCTATCTCTGGATGTTCTAATAACTTTACAGAAGAGATAATTAAAATTAGTTATTATTCATATATAGTTGAATTAGATAAACACGGAAAAGACATTAAGACTTGGATTCCGGAAAAAAACTCTATCAAGGTGGATATAAATAATGATGTATTAAGTTTTATAGATACTGAAACAAAAAAACAAATAAAGCTTAGTGGAAGCTATAAGCTAATAAAAGTTAAGTAATATTTAGATATGCCATGTAAAAATGATGACGGCTGGCCAGAAGGAGGGTCTTTTACTGAAATTGGTCAATGTGTTACCTGGGATAAATTAGTTGCAGTAAGGCTTTCGTGGAATAGGGTATGGGAACTTCTCAAGAAAGAAGAAAGAGCCCCAGAATATAGATATGGATGGGGGTCCCCTTCAGGGAATAAATACTCGCCGGATGGCTGGAAAACTGGGTGCAAAAATAGGCGAGAAGAGATAGAATCGCTTGCGGACATAAGAGGATACATAAGCATAAGGCTGGATTATTGGGGAAATGTTGATGCCGTTGCTTTTGTTATAGATGGAGGCTCTATATTAAATAGACTGTCTTATCAGGGGGTTGCGTGCTCATCACAGAGTTGCGGTGGATGTCAGGGGCAGGAATCTAAATACGCTTATACTGATAATAGAGGAATGGGGCGATGGGGGGCACACCTAAAGGACCCGTGCCACGGGTGTACAATATTTACATTAGATGCTAAATGCGATGTTAGAAAAGAAGATATAGTATATCAAACAGTAATACTAGATGTCATAGAAGATTATTACAAAAAGGGTCCAAATACTGCTTGTCCAATTAACAGGCATTGGCAGTGGCTATATAATCCATCTTCTATGCCCGTAATGGAGGGGATGCCCAATATCTGCGGTATAGAATTTGATTGGAGATCTAGCCAAGGTATTCAAATTTTTAAATCAGCACTTGATTTATTTCCAGTTAAGATGAAATGCGCTGATGAACAAGATCCATATACAACAATAATTGAAAATTGCTGTGGAGTTAATGCAATTGCTCACTGGACTGAAGAGTGGGATCCAGCAGACCAAGGATCTGCATATTACCAGTGCCCAGAAGACGAAATTATTCCAGGGGCTTTTGCTCCTGGAAATATAAGAAGATTTTGTAAAAGAAGAATAAAGTATATTGATTTATATAATGGATTCTATGGGCATGTTACCCAAATAATAAGGGCAAAGCATTTAAACCATATATGGGGAATGGTACAGGGATTGTCAAAAACCTTAAGAGAATGCAAACAAGAAAAATGTGAATATAAACACGGTGCAGAAAAAAAGAATACTTGGGTATATAAAGACCAAGTACCTCAGGTGGGTAAAAAAGAAACACTACAGCAAAGGAATGCAGGCTCTAACTGTGATTATTGTGAACTTCCTAAGGTCGGTCAACCAATTTGTTCGTGTGAGTGGGATGACTTGAAACACTTATTGGACGCAGAACTTACTGGGGTTAGTTGCCTTGATGAATGGAGGGTAAAAGCTGGGACTAAAAGACCTGGTGATGGTCCCCCATATTTACGATATGGGGAGCCAGATTCAGCCCCTACTGAATGCTCTCAATGTATTGGGAAATGTTGTTACAACTGTAAATGTGAAGGCATGACAGAAAATGACTGCATGAATATAGAGGAGCTTAAGCTTAAAGACTTAAAAGAAGAACTTAAGGCTGGCCCAGTGTGGCTGGGAGTATACGGTCAAACAAACGGAAATTATATTGATACAAAATGTACTGGTTGTGATAAAAGAGGAGATCCATTACCTTGTAATGGGTGGGAAGAGGGGGATACTCATGACCCAGATATGTATTTATTTGAAATTTGTGGGGCAAAATCTGCTTGCCACTCAATGAAAAAAGAAATAGATCTAGAAACTCTTAAGGAGATTGGTGATTTTATTTGCATGGATAAAGGCGATGAATGCAAATCAGGTGAGTGTGAATGTTGTTGTATGGATGCAACAAAATGTCAATGTGATGCAATGGAGGGTACATGGGTAGTTCCAGACATTGAACAACTAAAACAGGGAAAACAACCAGGATGCTCAACACTATGTGAAGATCCAAATACATGTACTGAAAAAATGTGCGAAGGTACATGGGAGTTGGTAGGTGGCTCTGGGAATTCACTAGGGGGTGGCAAATATTGCGATAAATGCTACAAAGGCTTAAAAAAATGGTATTGGGGGTCCTGCGAAGATAAATCCCCAACAACATATGAGTTAAAGAAAACTCAATGCGGTCAAACTACGGTAGTAGAGACTTGGACATCATCATGTGATGACCCAAAAAAAATAGAACCCGATAGTTCAGGCTTGTGCGATAAAGCAGAAGATGGTGAAGACGAGCCTCAATGCCAATGTGGTGACGACGGGTGTATAAGTGGTAGCGCAAGTGGATCGGGAAGCGGAACAGACACAAGCAGTGGGTGCGTAGATAGTAAATCAGCTACAACTACGCCAGCTGAATATGATGGAGTGTATACATGTACTGGAAGCGTTGATGATAATGGCGAGATGAGCTGGGGGGGGGGAAGTTATTCATCCCCCTCAAGCACTGATACTGGACCATGTTATGGAGCACACAGCTTTAGCTTTACGGCTAACCTTAAAAAAGGGAGTACAGTTACTTGTATGGCTGGATCATGGGGTGGAGACGTGGGGTGCACCATAACTTGTTGCGGAACGGCAGCTCCATGATAAATATTTCTTAATATGGACAACGAAAAAACAAGATTCAAGCTAAAAGCCATTAGAAACAATATACCATATAGACCTAGTGGATACTATGATGATGTCGTATCAAAAGGGATTATAATTGATGATTATGTCGAAATGCCATTTCAGGAAGCTCTAAAACTTATAGAAAAGTATTCAGAGAAGAGTCCTATTAATGGTGTTGAACTTGATGCCTCTAAGTGGGGACCTATATTATGGAAAACTTTTCATGATAGAACAAAACAATACGATGGAGTTTCCATAGAGGCAGAGAAGAGATGGTTCTACAAAGTTTTTGGATCATGGATTCCTTGTGGCAAGTGTAGGAATCATTTAAATGAAATAATATCAGAAATGCCACCCAGTCTTGAGTCTAGAGAGTCATATGTAAAGTGGGGCATAGACATACACAACGAAGTGAATAAACACCTAGGAAAAACAATATTTGATCCAGAAAAAGAAAATGAATAACAAAAAATATATATGGAGTTTTTCATCTTTAAATTATGGCTATAAAATAGACATAAAAGATTTAATTTTTTTATGCTATTCTGTCGAGCTCGTCAAAAAATTCTCTAATAACGTACATATATACACAGACAAAAGAGGTTTAGATGAAATACAAAAAATTGGAATAAAAGCAAATACAACTATAGTAGACTTCAAGAGATACAATAATATTAGTTTAAATAAAATTTACTCAAAAATAAAAACAATAGAGATACAGGACTCAAATTTTTGTATGCTAGATAAATATGTTTTTTTATTTAGAGACCCGGAAACGTCTTTGACTGCGTACAGCGATACAAATACAAGTGATAGCACATTTGTTCAATCTCTTGAGAATAAAAATAAATGGGGAATGTTGTATAAAAATTTTTGCGACAAACTAAAAGAAAACAACATACAAATGTGTGAAGAGCTAGACACATACATAAAAAATGGACAATACTCTGGATATAATTGTTCCTATTTAGACAATATAGATAAAGAATTAAAAGATAGATTATGCTATGAATCCATAAACTTATTAAATCAATTAGATCGACTTAACATATCGGTTAAGTGCTTAATTTGTGAGTCTTTATTGCTTGCATTAAGCAATAACAGTAACTACAAGATATCCCCCATCTTCAGTGAAGTAGACTTGCAAAAACAATATAATCCAACTGATTCATTGAAGATAGATGGATACACCAATATATATTCATCTAAAGATAAAATTTCGTTAAATTTTATGCATCCAGATATAAGGACAATGTTGATTTTCTTGAGTGAATCAAATAGTGATTTCTACAACAATTTAATAAAAATAAACAGCAATTTGGAGGTTAGATAAAATGGAAAATTCTAATTACCCGTTTTTATTTAAAAATGAGCTTAACGAAGAGTGCCTATTGTTTTGTCTATCCAGTAGACACGAAAAAAATTTAAAGCTGGGTGAATTCCCGTACACTAAGGAACAAAATAAAATATTGTTACTTAATTTAAATACAAGAGAGGAGTATGAATTAAATATTCCAGTGTTTTTATCTAGTGATCATAAGTTATTAGATACTTATATCTACGATTATGGAGAAACGGAAAAAATAACAGAATTAAATGATGGCACACAAAATTTAATTGAAATAATCGATTTAAAGAATCCACATGTAAAAGCTATCGATAATAAAATATTGTTAATTTTTACTGCTTCTGTTGTTTTTAAGGGGAACTCCAAGATACAAAACTTCTTAGCAAAGATGGAGTCATCATCGCTCAATCTTAAAGACTTGTCTAATCTAGAATTTATACAATATTCAAAAGCGGGTACGCTCACTGATACAGGAGATATTTTATATGTACAGGAACAGAAAGATCAATATTTGATAGATAAGTTAGTGCTAAAGAAAAACGGTGTAGATAAAAAGCTGGAAATAGACTTAAAATACTTTGATATTAAATTAATAGATCGAGTATGTAGTGTGTATGATACACCAAATTTTGTTTTTACGTGTACTCTTGCATCCGATGGACTGACTCACACATTTATGCTGTATGACAATTTATCTAAATGTTTTGAAGTTTTTTTAGATAAAAACAATCCTATGCCTATAAGTACTTTTTACTTAAATAGATTTATTTATGTAAATCAAGAAAAGGATTTAACTCAATATATTAATAGACATTTATTGTTTAATAAAAGCGACAATAATTTTTGTGAAACCAGTGGAATAACTAATTATATAGACATCCCTGATACCATAGAATTAGAACCAATGTCAATTAGGGGTAACAATAAAAAATTTAAGTTCCCATCATATATTGAATATAAAATGCCTGTCTCATCAAATACAGTCAATAGTGACAAAAGTGATCAGCAAAAAATCAATACACTAATTACTGAAACAAATAATATTGATGTCTCCAGTGAGGCTCCAACGAACAATGAACTTATTTCAAGCGAAGGTAAAGGATATCCAGGTGTATTCACTATGGCAAAAAACTTTGGATCTAGTATGGTTAAGTGGGCTAAATCTGGCTTCCAAACAGTAGATGAAGAAAGTATATTTAATGCAAGACTTGAAATATGTAAAGCCTGTCCAGAGTGGGACTCTAAGGCTCTAAGTGGAACAGGTAGATGCAAAATATGTGGATGCTCCACTAAAGCAAAATTAAGACTGGCTACAGAGTCATGTCCTAAGAACTTATGGGGACCCGTAACTGAAATATAGCCACTATGCCACAAAAAAGAAAAATAAACTTCCCTAACAAAGTAATAGTAGAGAACATCAATCTACTGGAAAAGCAATACGGTAAAAAATATTTTGGATTAGCGTATAAAGAAGATAGTTTAATAAAAATTGATCCAACTCAATCACCAAAAGAATATCTTGATACATTAATACATGAATCACTGCATATATTATTTAATGACTGGGAAGAGGAAGAGATATATGATTTAGCTGTTTTCTTTTCTAATTTTTTATGGGAAAATGGCTATAGAAAAATACACAACCAGCTTGACTCAGCCGCAGTCCTAGGGGTATCTCCTAAGGGACATAATTCAATCCAAAAAAACATTAGAAAAATGAAGATTCCTCCTCCAATTAAAAGCAATGATTACTCTAAAATAAAAGAAGAGTATGAAAAAACGTTTTCAGAGATAGTGCTAAAAGACAGAGATACTGTATCTAAAGTTGTAGATAAAATAATAAAAAATAAAGATGTATATCAAAAAATAGATATAGCTCCATGGTACTGGATAGGTTGTATACATTTCAGGGAGTCTACCCTAAACTTTAAGACGCACCTACACAATGGAGATCCGCTTACCGCAAAAACAGTTAATGTGCCAGTGGGTAGGCCAAAGAGTCCACCAACTAAACTTGGAGGATATGCATGGGATATTAGTGCAAGAGATGCTTTATTTTTAAAGTCACTGGATAAGTGGTTTGATTGGTCTATACCTGGAATGCTATTTCAAGCGGAGCGATACAATGGATGGGGATACAGACTGTACAAAAATAATAATTCTCCATATTTATGGAGTGGTACCCAATTTTGGGGTTCCGGTAAGTATGTCAAAGACGGTAAATATGATCCAATCGCCTCAAAAGATCAAACTGGTGTCGCAGCAATGCTCACTGAAATGAAGAGTAGACAAATATTCTAGAGTAGTATAAAAGCTGGGTCTAGACACATGAGTAATAATAACTCTGACCATAATCAAGACCCTCCTCAGGTCGACCTCTTACTTGGTGGATCTACCACCTACGGTAATGATCATTTAATTAATAACTACAATCAATATGTGACAACTTATTTAAATGAGCTTCCCTCTGTGTTTCCACAGAGCTATTTAGTAACTACAGATCTACCTATAGCACGATCATTTTCAGACCTAGCTGTTAACACGCAATTAACATCTTCTGACTGGACTCAGTATAGCAATATTACATTAAGCACTGCTTACGATACAAATATAACTACTTCAATGATAAACACAAAATTAGAGGAAGAAAAAAATTCATCTATTTTGATAAAAAACAGGTCACATATATTTAGAAGTTTTATAAAATCAATTCCTAGAAACAAAAAAAATCTATTCAATTCTGAACATGGAAATAACTCAGAAAATTATATAGAAATAAAAAAAAGAGTTAGGTATTGGTCAATGTCTCTTTTTAATGAAGTTGAGATATACATATCTAAAATGCTGGTTTTTTCCGAAGGAGAAAGTGCAAGCTCATCGACAGATAAAGAGCTCAAATGGATCAACATTAATGAAGACCAAACAGTAATACCAATTGGATTGGATATTTGGTCAACAAGAGGTGGAGTACTTCAAGACGATTCAAATGGAATACAATGGGATAAAACTTTTTTAATTTTTTTGCCTTCAGCTGCTCTATTGAAGAAGATAGATGATATGTCTGTTGACATATGTTTCAGTAACGCCTCTGAAATAAAAATCCCGAACAAGACATGCAAAAACAAAGTAGAGCAACACAGAAGAAATATATCAATAGACTAAGCTTGTTTGCCTTATTATCTGTTTGCCTGCTTTTTTGTTCTTGCCAATCGATTAAGGTAACTGGTTCGTATTCGTCTAGTGACTTAAATGTGTCAAATGGGCAAAATACTTTAACTATACAATATACAACAAAATATAAAAAGACTTGTATCAAGCTGTCCAGTCAGGTAGTTAATGAGATGGACTCTATATTGAAGAGCAAACCATCAACTGTAATGAATTCAGTCGAAATTTATTTTTGGTAAAGTATTATATGTCATCACTACCAGGCTACACAGTAATAAAAAAAGCAAGTCAAACGTTAGCGGAGAGAAATGATACCGCTATAAATAAATTTGAGATACTTGACATGAAAAATATGTCTAGAACTGAGTTATTACTTGAAAATAAAGACGAGCTCAGTCCAACTATTAAAACCAAGAAAAAAAGCAAGAAACTCAAAGAAGAAAATAGTTTAAATAATGCATCCGATAATATAACTGAAAATAACATAGTGAATATTACGCAATCTGTAGAGCGACCAAAAGTAGAGCTCAAAGAGTTGTTATTTATCACGCCATACACTGAGATAACTGTAGATTGTCTTGAGTACTACATAGACGACAGTATAATTTCTGTCATTACATCGTCAAGCGATAGAGTAAAGGTTAGACCAGATAGGGGCGCAAAATTATTTGTAGTAATAGATGACATAAAATATAGTATATATTCATCTGGTTTATATATACCTATAAAGAATTTAGAATCAATTCTGTCTATTTTTTTTATTATGGACGAAACTCTCGAATCATAGTAATTTAAGTAATTAAACTATTTGTAAAATGAACCCTATCTTTCCAGTTGATTTGATTCAACAAATTCAAAAGCAAAAAATATCTAGTAGCTCAAGTCAGTCTACAGCCGAGAACGTTGGAGACACTAGTTCTAAAGATAAAGACAAGCCAAGCTTGGCCAATCTAGATAGCGAAGGAGACAGTCAAACCTTTAGCAAAAATTTAACAAGCTTTCTTTTATCCACCAAGGAAAATCCCAACAGAGAAGAAAAAATAGAAAAAGCTAATCAACTAGGATTAGTAAATTGATATGAATAAATTAGGAATAGTCAGGGAAGACGTAACTCCACAGGAGATGGACAATGGGGTTACTACATTTGAGTGCGACAACAAAGAAAAAGGAGAAAGCACGTTAATCAAAAAAGCCGAAGAAATTATTGAAAACGAATCTAAGCTTGGAGCATTTCTCGACAACACAAAATAAACAAAAATGAATATTGATATTATAGGTGGAAAGATCAATGGAACAAATAATGGATTCATGAATCCATGGATTGACTTAGCGTCTAGTTACGCACCTAGAACAATTGTTAGCGCCCTTGAGCTATGTGAGTTTTTATACGTTAATGACTCAACATATAGAAAAGCCAGTGAAAGAATCGTTAATTATTTTTTAACTGATTTAAAGTTCATGGGGCAAGCAGACGAAGAAAGAAAAAAATTTGAAAAATTAATTAAAAACGACTTTGATTTGTCCGGATCATTACAGGCAGTTGGGAATGATTTTATGTGCTATGGAAATTCGTTTGCCACAATATCATTACCATTTACTCGTGTCCTCGTTTGCCAGAAATGCAAGAGAGAAGTAAATATAGATCATGTAGATTTTTCATACAACTCCGAGGATGGTTCATTTACGACATTCTGTGGCAAATGCTCCTCAGACACAAAACATTTTGCAAGGGATTACAAAAAGAAGGATAGCAAGGGGATTAAGTTAGTTAGATGGAATCCAAAGCATATTACCATAAAAGCTAATAGGCTTACGCATCATATTGAATATTACACCGAGATACCAAATGAAATTAAAACTGGGGTATTAAACCAGGATAAATTTTACCTAAAAAGCACTCCATTGCCGTTCCTGCAGGCAATCAAAAATCAATCACAGTTTAAGTTTAAATCCAACCACGTGCATCATTTGAGGGAGCCATATTTGGCTGGCTTATGGCTTGGCGGATGGGGCCTTCCAGCAATATTGTCGTCTTTTAAAAACTTCTTCAGGCTTCAGGTATTAAGAAGATACAACGAAGTGCTAATGATGGATTACATTGTTCCACTTAGAATAATTAGCCCGTCTCAGGGAAACTACGCAGAGGGAAATTCCATCTATAATAATCTTATGAGAAATTGGGTCTCTGAGATGCAGGATGCAGTTGTAAGGCACAGACAGGATGGAACAGATTGGAACTTTTTTCCATTCCCAGTTACATACCAAGCAGTAGGTGGAGAAGGAAGGCAGCTTACCCCAGTAGACCTAATTAAAGACGAAGAAGATAGAATGTTAAATGGCAGGGGTATACCTCCAGAATTATATAGAAGCACAATGACTCTTCAAGCGGCTCCTATTAGTTTGCGCGTATTTGAGAGAGGTTGGTCTAGTTTAGTTAGGGGTTTCAATCTTCTTGCTCAGGATTGTGTCTCAAAGGTTTCATCGTATATGGGTAGTGGAGACTATGAGTGTGAACTCGAATCCGTAAGAATAATTGATGACATTGAGAACAAAGCATGGAGATTGCAAGCTATGTCTGCAAATTTCCTTAGCAAGGAAACAGCAATGGCACCAATGGGAATCTCTGATCCAGCTGAAGAACATAAAAAAATACTTGAGGAACAAAGAAAAGAAGAAGAACAGTCCAGAAAAATGCAGGAGGAGATGCAAATGGCTCAAATGGGTCTCATTAACGAAGAGGACCCGTCCTCTGGAGATTCTGGAGGTGGAGCTACGCCAGGAGACATAAATCAGGAAGCCGATGAAATGGCTAAGCAATTACTGCAAATGCCTGAGACCGAAAGAAAGAGGCAGCTTACATCCATAAGAAATAATAATGATACCCTTCACGCTTTGGTCTTGAAAAAAATGGATCAATACAGAAATCAAGCGAGGTCGGTTGGAATGGACCAAGCATTACCTCAAATTGTGCAAAATCAGCAAGGACAATAAATTTTTATAGAAACAATAATAAAAATAGTGCATTATATATCTTATGACTTTTAGTATTACTCCAGAATTTACCGATAAAGTTTTTATTAAGTTAGGAAAACTAGCCAAAGAAGATTTAAATTTTGAATCAAATGATTCGCAAGTGCAACTTTGTAGGGGCTTTGTAGATTATCTACACAAAGAAGCAAATGTCTCGTCCGAAATGGCACTTGGAATAATAGAGTCATTTTGCGACAAGGGTGCAGAGTGGCTTTCAGAAAATTATGTAATGCCCAAAAAAGACGCAGAAGAAGGCGTAATGGATAGCATTGGAAAAGCTAAAGACAGACTAGTTCAAGGGGTGGTAGATAAAACTTCGCCACTTTGGAGGCCATTTGTCGAGCCCAAGATGAGATCTTCCATGAATGATATAGCTAACGAAAAGATACAGCAAATTTTGGGTGGGGCCAAGCAATACGGAGATAAAGCGTGGTCTTACCTAAAGAGCCCAGAGTTCTTAACTAATGTTGCTCCAATGTTGGCTGGTGGATTGATAGGTGCTTTTGCTCCAAAAGTATTTGGCGGTGGAGCTGTCGCGTCTGGAGTTGGAGCAGCTGGTGGTGCCTTATTAGGTAGATATGTATCAGACAATAAAGATTCTATAACAAACTCAGGTAAGGCAACTCTTGATTACTTGAGAAAACAAGTTGCGGATACATTCAAGAGCACACCAGTAAATAGACAGCAATAGAGTATTTATATGTCTCAGTTGATAGACGACAAAGAAATAAAATCTCTACTATCTCCAGTAGAGTTTGGTTCTTTTATGTTGTCCCCTGGAGAAAGTTCTAGAAGTGTATATAGCGGTATACCTTCTCACGATAAGTCAAAGATGTGGGACTTCTCGATCACTGAAGACGGCAGCGGCAACAGATTATTGTCTTTCTTGGTAAACAATAGAGCGGTTAATTTTCGCTTAGCAGAACCAGAGAAATTAGGTGGATCAATATCAGCAACAAGATTGCCAGATACAGAATCCGGGGACTTTGGTGTCGGTGGAAACTCATTTAAAGGACGAGCTCAGATACACAAGTCTTCTCCCTCAAAAGTTGTAGGAACTTTCCAAACTGGAAAGAACAATATGACTTTTGAACTTTCAAAGTCTTCCGAAAATGGGGATAGTTGGACTGTGCACCCTCGTAAACATCCTGACGCCAATATTAAAACATTTGTTAATACTATTCTAGAGAAAAATTTAAATAAATCCGTAAGTTTAAGAAAAAAAGCTTCTTATGATCTAAATAGAGTTTTAAAAGAGATTAAAATGGTTTCTCAAAAAACTAATCCAAATAATCCATTTGATACATCCTCGGTACTAGAAAAGTTAAAGCGCACAAAAATTCCAAGCATAGACACTATAACTTATCCATTGACTGGAGGCGTTAAAGCTCTGCCAGTTGCAGCCGGAATAGGTGCTGCTGTAATGGGGTTAAAAAATTTGGGACAAAAAGCTCTTGGTAAAGATTCTCCATCTATGGTTAGAGATTTATTAACCGGAGCTGCATTAGGTGGTGGCGGATCAGCTTTGTTTCAATTTCTTGGTTCTCCCAATAGTCCAATAATGACTAAATTAGATAAACAATTGATGTCACAAAATATGGACGTCAATAAACCAATGGTGTTTCAGGAAAAATTATTTAAAGCTCCTAATTATCTAGAGATGCTAAGCAACAAAAATGCGGCCAAACAAAAAATAGATGATAAAGTTGCGGTAATAAAAAAAGAAGACGGAGAATATATACTGTACACAAAAGACGGTAAAAAAGTTCTGGGTAGGCATTCAACCAGACAAAAGGCGATAAAGCAGGAGTATGCAATCCAAAAAAGCCAAGAAAGGAACAAGCTTGCTTTCGGTACAGGTAATCAGGTCGTTGACTTAATAGCTCTTCAAAGTATTCTAGGTGCAGATCCAAGCTTAACCCAGGGGGACAGGAACGTATTAATACAACAAGCTAGAAGAGCTATGCAATCTTCTGGAGGAAGAGCCTCAGTTGGATCTTTACAGAGTATGGGGTTGGGTATGCTTGCTGGATATATAATGTCAAAGGTTATGGGTTTCGGTGGCATGGGCACTATTGTATCTAGTGCAATCGGTGGCGCAATAGGAAGCACATTTGGTGGTAGAAAAAATGGACCACAATTTAACTCAAAAGGTTATTATACTTATTAAATATATGAATAAAATTGCCAAACAAATTATAGAAGAAGATAACAAGACTCAATGCTATAGATCAATTAAATTAGGTTTTTGTAAAATATTGAGTGAAAAAGGTTTCACTCCAAAAGAAGCAAATAAAATGCTGTCCAAAGTGGCCTTAGACCCAGTTGGTCTAGCCAAGGAATATGCACTGCTTTTAACTGGTGCTGGCGCTTTAACTGGCGTTGGGACTGCAATGCTTAGAGATAAAATGGAAAAAGCTGTGAAAGGTACCGAGACTCAGGACATAAAAGCTACAAAAGCCAAAGTTGATGCGTATAAAAAAATGATACAGAACTTTAGAGATGAAAAAAACTTGAATACGCAAAAAGAAGAGTTAGATACTAGTGGTTTAATCTAAGTATGAGCAAAATAACAAACAATAAGAAGACACAAGACCCAGTAGACGAAATAGACGAAAAAGATTTTCCAGAAGAAATTAGAGAGGCGCTAACAGTAATTGTTGGAAATAGGCCAAAGTCATTTGATGAAGAATTCACGCCAAATCCACAAGCTGCTCCGAACTTTAAGGGAGCTGCGTTTGCTGGCAAAAGCTCTCAAGAGGAATTCGTCAAAAAAAAGGACCCTATTGAGAAATTTGTCAAATTCACAAATAACCAGATTTTTTTATTAGATATAACTCAAAAATCAGACCTAGAGAAATACGAACAAATATTAGATCTAGTTTTCGATCCAGAGAGTGGAGTCCAGTTAGTGGAACCGATTAAAGAGCCGCATTATTTATTGGATCAATCAGCCTCTCAGGGCTTCAGAGCTTTAATAACTATAAAAACAACTAAACCGATAGAGTGCTACAAAAAGAGTGGCACCGGATATACTGTTGTTAAAAAGAAATAACTTTATTGAAATGAACAAAGTTTAAATATAAAATATACTTTAAATTATGAGAAAAGAAGCAGCACCAGTACCGGGATTAACATTAGATATGTTAAAAGATAGTTTATCTAGACACGCATTGCCAGCAGCAGGAATTGGTGCTGGATTGGCTGGAGTGGCGCATATCCTTGCACTAAAAAAAAGACAAGAGGAAGCAAATAAAAAGAAGCAAGACGCAGACACCATCGTGATAGAGGTTCCATCCAAAACGGCTACTCCAGAGTTTGGACAATATTTCTGGGACGCTCCACTCGCTGTAGGTTCTGCGTTAGCTGGTGGTGGTGCTGGATACGCAATCGTAAATAATATATTAAAGAAACAAAGGCAGAAACAGTTAGACAACGAACTTGAATCACTCAAAAAACAATATGCTGACTACATGTCCCAGCAAATGTCTGTCGATTCAAAGACAGCAGAGTATCCAGTGTTAGATGGTTTGATTTTATCTATCGCTGATAAAGTTCATGATACGCCTCCAGAAGATTACAGAAAAAGCGCTGCACAAAATTTAATAAAAAAAGCTAGCCCCGCAGATCCGGTAGGAAGAGAAACACTTGGAACAATGTTAACGAGTTTGCCTGGAGTCGCTGCGTTACTAGCTGGAATAGGGGCTCATAGCTATTATTACAATAGACAGAAAAACATAGATAGAGCTATCGAAAAAGAGGAGGCATCTGAAATGAAGAGTGCTCCAAAGTTTATAAAAATAGTCTCTAAGCCAGTGCAGCAAGAACCTGAACAAGAGTTATTAACAAAAGGAGCTTCAACGTCAATTTTAGATACAATTGATAAAGTTGTTAACCCTGAGTCTAATTTGAGTAGCCATGATCAAAATCCACAGGAAAAGGCTAGAGAAAGCAGAAGAGGTAACCCAGTAGTGTCAAACGAAGATATTCAAAAAATTGATGATAACACCATGTTTATGACTACTGACTCTGGCAATATTCAATTAGATGCGCTCGATCCAGAAGCTCTAGCAAAACTTGAAAAATACAAAAAAAGAATACTTGAGAGTTTTGCAGTAGGTTTTAATTCTTAATATTAATTAAATGGTAATACAAGAACCCAAAGGAATAAAACTTAGGGGATTCGATAATCCATCCTCCCTTAGACAAGATATCTTGGATAGGGTCTTATCTGCTTATCAAAATAGGTTTCCATTAGAGAATGACAAAGTAAGAATAGAGGCATCTGATATAAGGTATGAACTAAAGAAGCCCTTTTCATTGTCTGATGAAAAAAGGGCGTTATTGATGGGGGACAAACTATCTGTTCCTCTTTACGGTAAGGTATCGCTGATAGATAAAAAAAATAATGAAGTATTAGACCAATTTAATGGGGTGCTTACGAGAGTTCCATGGATGACACACAGAGGGACGTTCATAAATGGAGGCAGTGAATATAGCTTGGTTGCGGGTCAACAAAGACTTAAGCCTGGAGTATACGCTAGAAGGAAAGATAATGGAGAACTAGAAAGTCACGTAAATACTGTAGCTGGTACTGGATCTGGCATGAGAATATTCATGGAACCAGAAACAGGCGTATATAGAGTTATGATAGGCAAAAGCAGGATCAAGCTCTATCCAGTCTTAAAAGGAATGGGAATAGATGACGACCAAATAATGAAATATTGGGGTCCTGAAATTCTGGATGTAAATAAGGGGCAAGATGATGATAGGTCTTTCTATAAGTTTTATGACAAGCTAATGGGCAGAAAAGCAAATCCAGATGCAGACGATAAAGCAAAATTAAAGGACCTTATTTCAGAGTTAAATAAATCAGAGATAGATCCGGAGGTTGGACAAAGAACTCTTGGCACTAGTGACAAAAATCTTTCTCCAATGATGATGCTCAGGGCTAGTCAAAAACTACTCAATATTCAAAAAGGCTTAGAAGATGAGGACGATAGAGATAGTATGGCAAACAAAAATTTTGTTGGGCCAGAAGATCTTTTTTCCGAGAGAGTGTCCAAAGACACAGGAAAGTTAGCGTCTACGTTATTATATAAATCTACATACAACAGAACTCTCAAGGGGTTGCGTGCTGGATATTTTTCTCCACAACTTGAAGGACTTATTGTCGGAAATAGTCTAAGCAATCACATCGCGGGAATTAATCCTCTTGAGATATATGATTACCAAAAGAGAGTTGTCCAAACAGGAGAAGGAGCTATTACATCTTCCGACGCAATACCTATATCGAGTAGAAATGTTTCACCGAGTCAGGTAATGGTTATAGATCCGATAAGAAGCTCTGAATCCAAAAATATTGGCGTTGATCAACGCTTTTCTATGGTAGCAAGAAAAGGCAATGACGGTAATATATATTTCCCAGTACAAAATGTAAAAACTGGAAAAAAAGAATATATTAATGCAATTAAGATGAGCCAGTCAGTTGTTGCTTTTCCTGAAGCTAGAAAACTTTTTACGCAGCCACCTCAGTCAAATATTGTTCAACAGCAGGCAGCTACTGACGCTACCCAATATTTGAACTTTAAATAAGTTGTCCTACACGCCTGTAGCAACTTTCGTCATCGTAGAAACAGTAGTGTTTTGTATACCAATATAAAAACTGCTGCTGTTTAAATTTGTTAAACCAAGTGTCTATATTTATGGCTCTTATTATGTCTGCAAGATGTAATAGTCTATATGTAACCCAATGATATTCTGGATTCCCCCAAGAAACGATTGGTTTATTGTGCATCATTGCTTCAAACCCTGCTCCAGTATTTGCTAAGAATACGCACCTTGCCTTAGGTAAAAAATCATGAATACTTAAATTACCTGTATATACCTTTACCAAAGGAGATAATTTTTCTAGCTCATTTTTTATATATTCTCCAAATCCTCCAGTCATAGGTTCATCAGATCCATTAACATATGGATGAAGTTTCACTATGATGTCTCTACTTGGATCTACTCTAGCTAATTCACGAACAACGTTCTCTACTTTTTCTTTGTATGACCCAAAGTCGTGTCTTTTTACGACTTCATCTCCGTAGCATTGGCCAGCTATTAAATAGTAATCATCTTCTTCTATTGTTTGCTCTACTGGGTTAAATAATTTATACCATTTATTTGGCCTTAAATTTATCCATCTCTTTACTTCGGTAGAGTAAAAATTATTTACCTCTTCTTCGTTAAAAATATCAAAAGCTGGTTTTTCGTAGGTGATAGATGAGTATGGCCCATATCCAAGTGGATCTAATGTTGTGTATCCCCTCTCTGGAACAGTAGGTTTAAAAAATAAATTTTTCTTAGCTTTCACTACGTCTCCAACTATTTGAGATATGTCTGTGTGGTTGTATATACAGATATCTATGTCGTGTCCATGTATGTCAAACCTATACTGTCCAACTCCATCGAACCCACTGTATTTAAATTTATTGTGCGTAAGCACATTGAACCCATGATTAAAGAAAGCTTTTACCATGTTTACGACTGGAATAGACCAGTCCACTTTCATGTCACTATATTTATACGGCCAAAATAATACGTTCTTCATTTTGATTGTTGTTGTGCTGCCCCCCTAGGACTCGAACCTAGAAAATACCGGTTCAAAGCCGGTTGGGTCTACCATTCCCCCAGGGGGCACTGGTGGTGATAAGAGACCATATCAGTTATGTAGAAAAAGTCAATAGGGTCTCCAAAAAATAGGTGTTTTTAGCCATAATACATTGATAGGAAATATTCTAGGATACAAACCTATCGGATCCCTAAAAAGATTTAAAAAAGTGTCCCAAAAATAATAGCTGGCGCTAACAAAGAATCAGCCAGTGGCAAAACTCGATTCTTTTTTTACATACAACCCAAAATGAAAAGAACAATAAAAAAACTAGCAAAATACACAACCAAAGTAATTGTTATTAACACGTTAATTACGTTGGTAGCAGTATCGGCTGTACTGTATACGTACAGCATTCACGAAGAGCAAAAAAACAAGGAGTTATCAGTAAGGTTTTCTGAGGCTCTTATCGTAGCAAAGACAGATCCGAGTCTTCCAATCTCTGGTATGGACCAATTTAATCCAGATCAAAAGTTGGCAATACAAACAGTAAAACAAACCGCAAGTGAGCAATCGTCAACGGTAAGGAAACTTAAAAGTATGTATGTATACTGCAAACAAAAAGCGGTAGATATATATGAAGAAGTTAAAAACTACTTAGATGAAAAAACTAAAAGCAATTCTTGATACGGCTCTACATTTGATGTTCCCATACAGGGAACCCTCTCATAGGGGGTTGTCTCTGTATACATTCAACACCGAAACATGGATTGATCAAATTACCAGAAACGGTAATCTTGAGAAATACATAACAAACAAATGAAATGAGCTTACCCCATCAACATTCCGTCGTGGACGCCATCACTAATGAGTTTGGCCATGAAACAGTTAGGAGATTGGTTCTCTGTTTAAAGGAGAACCATTCTGCGAAGTTCTATGGAGATGAGTCGATATACGACTTTATCTCTGGATATTGTGTCTCCGCCTTCGCAGATCTCTGTGAAGAGTATGGAGTCCAGATAAAGTAAATAATATCTCATCCTCCCATCTTTATAAAAAAAAGATGGGAGGTGAGTTTTTAGGAGCAAAACAACAAAACAAAATGACAACAAAAGAAAAAATAAGATCAGTATTGATGCACACAGTAGTGCTTATTCCATATGCAAGCCTAACAATAATTGCTGGATATGTGTTAAATTTATGCAGCATTTATTTTAACATAGGAACAAAGGTTGGAATTATGTCTACTGTGTCAGGCATGATTATAGGAATCCTTATACCTATAGCAATAGTTACGCTTAAACCAGAGCTTGGCAAAAAATATATGATGCCAAAGTTCTTCATAGTGGAATTTAGAAAACTGGTATATTTACAGATACCAGCAATTATTATGTGGGGTATAATAATCTCATTTGCAAATACAACAGCATTTGCAATTTATATGACACTTAACGTATTCCTGCTGTCATCAATCTGGGCGGCTATGGAGCTGCTATGCGATATAAACGAAGATGAAGAAAATGAAACTATTTGAAATTAGCTATAGACAGGAGCCTAATACAAATAAAATTAACAAGGCCATAAGATATGCTGAATCTGATAGACATGCGGCATATCAATGGAGATCCGCAAACCCAAAATATCCAGTACAAATAGTGGGTATAAAAAGGTTATAAATAAAAACGGGGTAAGTAATTTACCCCGTTTTTTTTATCTACCAGCTTTACAAATTGTAATAAATATAAAGATATGGTATTGTCTACTCTTTAAATGAAGTCACACGAGAATTACAAAATAAAAAAGTCTGAAGAAGACATATATACTAAATTCTTGCCTGATTTTACTCCAGAGCAATTAAAAGAAATGGGTGCATACAAAGAGGTATATGGCCCCAAGGATGCACCAAGATTAGCTAGTTTAGCGGCATGGCCAGAGCACTGGTACAACGAAGCAGATCCACATGGTTGGTTGCAGTGGTATAGCAGATACTCGGGCGGAAGAAGGATAGATGACGACAAAAGACAAATAAAAAGATGGTTGGCATTTAAGGCAAGGCACGGAGGAAAAGCGTTTACTGGTAATCCAACACCTCGAAGAGCGTATGCATTAAGAAACTGGGCAATAGATCCTTTAAAACTTGTGGACGACCCAGAATCATTTAAAGTTGTTATGGACGAATATAAATTAAGGAAATATAATCAAAAAATGGATAAAGTTAGTTTTTTACCAAAGCAAGCCAAAGACGAAAAACCAGGTCTCTGGGCTAATATTAGAGCAAAGAGAAAAAGGGGCGAGCCACCAGCAAAACCTGGGGAAAAAGATTTTCCTGATAAGAAGCAATGGAGTAAGTTAACTAAACAGAGCGCTGAGATTTCGTTTTTACCTAAAGAAGCAAAATCACCAGCTTGGCAAAGATCCGAAGGTAAAAATTCGCAGGGAGGACTGAACGCCAAAGGTCGTGCAAGCTATAACAAACAAACTGGGGGGAACTTAAAAGCTCCAGTTACTGAAAAAGACCCAAGTGGAAAAAGAGAAACAAGACAAAATAGTTTTTGTTCTAGAATGTGTGGGATGAAGAAAAGCAGAACTAGTTCAAAAACAAAGAACGATCCAGATAGCAGAATTAATAAAGCTCTTAGAAAATGGAGATGTAAATGTTCTTGATTTGCAGTATTTTAATCTTAAATATTCATGAAAACTAAAACTGTTTTTGCCCTAAACAAAATAAATAAATTAGGATCTATTGGTGGTGCAGCTAAAACCGTCGCTGGCTTTGTTAACCCTACTGTATCAACAGCAGCTGATCTCAATTCAGCTTCTCATGTTCCTCATGCAGCTTCGCACGTAGGTTCAAATTTTAAAACAAACTACGCTTTAGCGGAGGGCGTATCAAGTGCTGGCGCGTTGACGCATGAAGGAATTCATGCCCTAAAACACACTGCACCCATCGTAAACCAAGTGGCAGCTAAAATTCCGTATACACCAATTGGATCAGCAATTTCATCCACAGCTGGTGCTGGGGTATCGGCATTGAGTAGGGTTGCTCCATGGATGTGGGCCGGAAACATGGCAATGGAGGGCGTAAATGTGGCAACGAATCCTAAAGAATCATTAGATGACGCAACAAGTTCGCTAGAGAGTAAAGGGCCATTGGGTAGGGCATGGTATGGTTTTACTAATCCAATTAAGACAATAGCTGCTACAGGTAGAGCGTTTGGAGAGTTGGTAGGTTCATATACTCCAAGTAATAACTCCGGACAACAATTTATCCCAAGACCACAACAAAATAACATACAGCAAAATTCATTCCTACCTAAACCGACAGGCAGTCCACAACCGATGCCTTCTACTCAAAATTCATTCCTACCGAAACCCGTAGGAACTCCACAGCCAATACAAAAAACTTCAAGCCAGGATAAATTTACTGGATTGCAAACAACCGTCCCAAATGAAACTCCAGAAGCTTTATACGGGAGAATAATGTCTAAAAATTTAAATGTTGATCAATTCTTTAATAATGCTATAAAACACGACTGGAAAATTCCAGGTGTTCCGGGATTTCTCGCTAGGACTGTAGCTAGAAAAGCTCAGCAAAATCCAGACCCATACTTAAATTCTCTTAGAAATAAAGTACAAAAAAGCACAATAATTGATGCAATAAAAAGAAATCCAGAGGCATTTAAGAATGTTTCAAATAATACACTAAACACAACAAATATAACTTAATACATATGGGAATGTTCGATGAAATAAAAGTCAAAGTAGAGCTACCTCTTAATGACGAATTAAAAAAACATTCAGTTAATTGGAGTGAAATTAATTTTCAGACAAAAGACCTAGACAATTGCCTAAGTCAATACTTAATAACAGAGAGCGGTGAACTAATAGAGGAAATAATAGAAAGAGAGTATATTCCTTTTTCTGAAGAAGAGAAAAAAGATAAAGATGTTAGGCCATGGAATATTTGGAAAGAAGTGATAGAAAAAGATAGATATACAAAAAAAATAGATTATCACGGTAAAATAACATTTTACAGCAGCATAAATTCTTCTGACACAGAAGAGACGTGGATTGATTTTGATGCATACTTTATTTACGGAAAATTAGATAAAATTTTATTAGTTGAAGTCAAAACAACTGAAAAACACTCAATCAGTTTTGAGAGGATAATGCAGGAACAAAAAGAAAA